ATGCCGTTACACAAGGGAGAGGTTCGCTACCTCGGCCACCGGCCCGAATTGGAGGCTGGCCTGTACGCGATACGGCCCACCGATGGCACGCCTCCGATTCCGCTTGGTCGCCTGATCGCGCAGGCGTCCGCGATGCTGGAGGCGCTGCGTAACCTCTACGACATTATCGAGAACGAGATCGGCTACCGATCCGACAGTGACGACGCGGGGGAACGGGAGTATGCGCGTCGCATGATCGCGGCCCGCGCCATCCTGCGCGCGGTGGAGGAGGAGCCGGTCACCCGGTAGGCTCACGGCGTCGGCCCCGGGGCGGCGAGGGCGGCCTCGTATCCGCAGTCGCACGGACCTGGGCTGCGCGGAATGTACACCCCATGCTTATTCAGCTTGCCGAACGTCGCGCACGGCCCAACGTGCCCACCATGCCTCCGCAGCGCCGCCTCCAGCCCCGCGACCCGCTCGCGCAGCGCGTCCCGCTCCCGTTGCACCTCCGCTAGCTGGGCCTCGGCGGTCTCGGCGCGCTTCACGATCCATGCGAGCAGCTCGCCATAATCAGGCAACGTGTCATGTTTGCCGGTAGCCTTCGCCCACTGTTCAATCCACGGCTCCTCGCGCCGTCGCATCAGCGCGGCCAAATGCTCGTATTCGGCGAGGTCTTCTAGATGCGCCTTGATCGCCGCGTCCTTCTCTGCCAGCGCCGCGCGGCAGGTGGCGTGGGGGTCGGCCGGCTCAGAGGACGTATCGCGTGGTCCCATTCCTCACCCTCCCTCGCCCCTTGGATCGTCCGTGAACGCTACCGCACGGCCCCGGTTGATCGCCTCAACCAACGCCGCAGCCTCGGCATCGGACTCAGCATAGACGCCAGAATCGGGACACCGATGCCACGCCCGCCATGCGCGGCGCAGCCGCGCCCTCAGCGACCAGGGATTCTGCTGCTGGTCGGTGGTGAGGCGCTCCACCGTAAGCCAGCCGCCATCGGTGTGCTCCCCCTCAACCTTGATCGGCGGGTAGGCCCCGACGACAATCAAGCAATTGGTGCATTCCGTCTCCACGACGACGACGTGCCGCTCGCTTGGCCGTAGCCGGATTCCCTCGAAGCTCACCCCGCCCCTCCATCCCGCGCGGCCCACGCCCGTTCGAGCGCCGCATAGTTCGGGAAGCACCGCTTCTCGCCAAACAGGAGCATGGCGACGTAACCAGGATGCGAAGTCCCGTTCGCCTTGGGCGACGTGCCGTCCTCCCACTCGCGGGCCTGCCGGAGCCACAGCTCGCGGTCGGCCTCGAAGCCGGGTGACCCGCAAAAGGGGCAATGCGGGATCGGCCCCGCGTTGAAGATCACGCCGGACCGCGCGCGTGTCGTCCCGGGACTGGGGTCACGCTCGTTCATCTGCCGGAGCCAAGTCCCAATCGCCGGTCCAAAACGTACACATCCCGTAGAAGACGTCGGACTCACGTGCCATCGGCCCCCTCCCGCGCGGCGCGGGCCAGCGGCAACCCGAGAGCCACCCGAAGATCGCGGTAATGGACGCAGATACCAGGGCCGTCATGCTGGCAGTCGTGCCAAAGCGCACGACCAGCTTCGACCGCTATCTCATACTTGATTCGCCACTCTGATCTCGGGCCGGTCTGCTGCTGGCCCTTGGCGTGCCCACAGACTTCGCAGCCTTCAGGCGCCGCCAGGGCGGGGGGCGGGGTGGCCGCGCGAGCAGCCTCCGCCAAGCGGCGAAGACCACACGGTTTCTCGATCATCCCGCCTCCCTGAAGTTGCCGGTGCGCTTCCTGCTGACCAGGTCGTCTTTCACCTCCGCCAGCGTCCCCGGCCAGTGGGTCAGCGTGGCCGACCGCACGTCGTTGCCCTGGTGGGCCAAGCGCGTCACGAAGGCCCGCGCCGCGCAGTCCGGGCAGTGCGTCGAGCCGCACTGGTCCTGCACCTCCTCGCCGTCCTTCACGTCCCGCTGGCAGCCGTGTCCACCCACCGCGTCGATCACGATTCGGTAGTTGCCCATCGTCTCGCCTCCTGTTGGTTAAGGTTCACTGCTCCCCGCCCGCTCACGGCTCACGCCGGGCTGGCCTCAGGCGACCCGCCGTCCCCGGCAGAAAACGCCGTACTCGATGAGTCCACCGTGCGCGGACTTCTGATGCTCAATAACCGTTCTCGCAATCTCCAGCGTGTCCACGTATTCGATACTCTGCCACCGAGAAAACTTGCGGACGCGACGAACCTGAGAGACGGTACCGCGCTCATGTAGCTCCAGCCACCGTCGCTTGACGATGTAGGCGGCGCCGAATTTCTTCCCGCTCACGTCCCCGTCCCCTCCGGCCCCCGGCGAAGGGCCCGAATCGCCGCCGCGATCTTCACGGGCTCGGTGCAGAACACCCGAGGCAAGAACGAGGCTTGCTCGTGCCGCACCTCGGGCCATTCCTCCGCGATCTTCGCGCACCGCTCCCGCTCCGCCCGGGTGGCGCGGGCGAGTAGCGTCTCTAGGGCCGCGGTCAGTTCCTTCACCACATCCGCTCGCATCGGCGGGACCGCGATGGCCCCCCAGCGCAGCTCAAACTTCTCCACAATCTCCCGCGCCGCCTCGGCCGCGATGACCGCCTCGACGGCCAAGGCCTCCGTGAGCCAGGTCCCCCGCTCAGGCCGCACCGCCCCCTCAGCAACACGCTGGATAATGGCCTGGAGCTGATACCACTGCTCCGGCGCGAGGCGGGGCGTAATGTGCCGGGCATCGTCCAGGGCGATGGCCAAGAGCGATACAGCCAGGGCCCGCGCCGCCTCGGCCGGGGTGGGGGCCAGTGGGCACTCACTCATCGCCAGGCCCACGGCGGAGGGCCGCATCCAACCGCTTCACGATCCGACACTTCTTGCAGGCTCGTTCGTCCGCCACCAAGTCATGTTCAAAGGGGTGATGTAGGATCAGCCCGCGCGCGTCACGAAGTAGCTCCCGCTCCGCCTGGACGGCGCGGGCCAGGGCCGCGGCGCCATGCCGAATCAGCAACGCTTCCAGGGCTCTCCGCCCAAGCATGATGAAGACGAGCGTGGCCGCCGTATTGCCCAACTCGTCGTCCGACATGTCCTTGATCCGATCCCGCACCCGAGCGCTGAACTTAGCCATGATGAGCCCGGGCCAGCGCGACCATCGCATCACGCCGGGCAAACCATTGCTCTGGCGAGTACCCCAGACCAATCCGTTCGTGATCGGCTTCTAGCCACGCCAGCACCGCCTGTGCTAGCTCCGCGAGCCCGGCTCTGCCGGCAGTACATCCAGCCCCAGCTCGACCACCCGCCGTACCTCGTCAATCAGGGAGTCAAGGGCGTTGTCGAGGGTGAATTTGGACGGTCCACGCCCGTTATAGTCACGGGCGCACTCACTCTCCGCATGCCACGCTTCCTCCGCCAAGCGTTCGAGCGCCCAGCGGAGTTCGACCAGCTTCGGCACCGGCCCCGCGCTTGTCCCCATCGTCCCCCCCTGCATGGCCAGCTCGATCGCCGAGCGGTCAGCCATGCCGTCGCGCCCCTCCCGCGCCGACCCTCGGAATCGGCGCCACCCCTCGGTTCGCCGCGGCCATTCCGTCGAGCCCGATCTTTCGGAGGATCAGCCAGCAGTCGCGCGCCGTCGGCGGCGTGGCCTGGATCTCGTCCGACTCGTTCCACTCGCGCATGTAACAAGCCATGGCGTAGATGCGCCGCCAGTCAGCCCGGGTCAGTCTGAGGCGAGTCCGCAGGACCCTCATGCCGCCCGCGCCACCCGCTCGAGCCGCTGCTCCACGCTCGCCAGAAGGCACGCCCGCTCAGGACTCGGGGGGCACCCGGCGTAGAGGGCCGCGTAGTACGTCGCCAGGACGGCGGCGTCGGTCGCGCGGGCGACCCAGCGGAACGCAGGGGCCCAAGAGGGGCAGGAGGTCATGGCGGCGGCGGATTGGTCAAGTTGTGGGTGTAGTAGGTGAATGTCTTCCCAAAGCAGGAGAATGCCTGCGGCCCTGGCGCGGCGCACCGCCGACACTTGAAGGCGTGAGATGACGGGTCGGGTTCCCAGTCGTGGGCGCACGGCGGGGTCGGAGCGACGGGGGCCGGCTCAATCGGCACCCCATAGGCGGCGGCGAGCGCGTCCAGGGCCGTCGCCACGCGGGGGAAGCCCGGCGGGCGCGGGGTCATCGCCCGAAAGAGGCTGACCGGGTAGGCGTACTCTGCCCGGTAGCCGTCGTCATGCTCGATCACCCGTCCCCACAGGGCCACCCGCCCCCCGACACAGCCGGGCCAGGGCCCGAACCGGGGGGCCTTGAGTGCGTAGATGCCGCACGAGCAGCCTGGCGCGGCGACGTGGTGGGTCACCCCCTGATTCAGGCAGATCCCTGCCAGGGGCTCCCCCGCGGGCCACACGGTCTCAGTGCTGGTGCTTTTGAGCCGCCCGTCCCACACATACCACGCCCGATACGCCACGGTCGGCCCCGCGACCAACTCGACCGGAAGCACGGGTGGCTGCGGCCGGTCGGCGTTGAAGTCGGCCCAATTTATGGTCTTCGTCGAGATCCCCAAGATCCTCACCGCTCCGCCTCCTGTTCCTCGGGCGCCGCCGCGGGGACCATCGGCGCCGCGTCCGGTTTGGTCTCAGGGGCTGGCGCCGGCCACTGGACGGGTTCCACGGTCAACTCGCGCAACTCCTTCCCGAGATACATGGGGGTCTCCTCTCTGGCCCTAGGAGGGGGTCACGGGGCGAGCGCCACCGTGATCGCCACGCCCGGGATCTCCGCCTTCGCGGGATCGGCGTAGGCTTTCGCCAGCCGCAGCTCGACCACCTGGGCGTCGTTCACGAACACGATCCCCTGGAGCACGTCGAGCAGTCCCTTGGCGCAATTCTCCAGATCGGGCCGCGTGAGCGGATAGCGGTCCCGCCGCCGGGTCTTCGGGCGCGCGCGGAAGAAGAACAGACTGACCGTGAGCGGCCCCTCCAGGAGTGCCACCGGTCGCTGGCCTTGGGCCGCGAGCGCGATCCGATTCGACCACTCCATGTGCCGACGGACCGGGAAGACGCGGCCACCCGCCCGGACGACGCTGCCGGTCTGCGTGGTCTTCGGCTCGCCGGCCACGAACAGGGACCACGGCGCGGCCAGGTGGCGCCTCAGGTTACTCGGCCCAGCGGACAATCTGAAACCGCCCCCACCCCAACTTGCGACTCGCCCCCACCCCGATTTCCTGCCCGGCCCACGCGATGAATTGCTTGGCCCGCGGCGCCAGGTCCGCTGAGACCAGCGACAGGCCGCCGACCGCCGTGACGTCGGTGAGGTACTCATCGCTCCGCAACCCGCGCTGGTTCGAGAGCGTGTTGCCGGTGCCCGACTTCACGACCACGAACCGCTCCCACACGCCATCCGCCTTCGTCCGGCCGGTCCGGCAATCCTCCCAGGTCAGCAGCGTGCGGATTTGCTCCGGCCGGGCCAAGCGGACGGCGGCCGGCGCCAAGTCGGCGGCCTGGGCCATCAGGCCGTGCAGCTGATGCGCCGGAATCACGATCTCCGCGGGGTCGCCCGGCAAGCCCACGTCTGCCGCTGTGTACCAGGCGCGGGCCGCGCGGAGTTCCAGGGCTCGATAGTCCTCCACGCTGAGGGCCTTCGCCGTCAGGTAGCTGGTCAGCGCCTTTTGGCGTTTGTCCAATGAGCGGGCGCGATTGAGCCCGCTTTCTTTCTGCACCGTGATGAGGCGTTCCCGCTCGGGCCAATACGGATGGGCGATGTAGCCCTTGGCGAACTGGAGGGTGACGGCGATCCGCATGGGGGAGGCTCCTTTCGGTCTGGCGAAGGCGTTGGCGGTGGCGCTGGCGTAGGCGTGGGCGATGGCGGCGGCGTAGGCGAAGGCGATGGCGCTGGCGTGGGCGCAGGCGACGGCGGGGGCGACGGCGCAGGCGAAGGCGGCGGCGCTGGCGCAGGCGTTGGCGAAGACGTCGGCAGGGGCGTAGGCGTCGGCGTGGACGGCTGGGTCATCGGCGCGGCGTCAGGGCCCCAGGAGGGGCGGGGAGGTCATCGGGGAGTCGCCACCTGTGCAGTGCCTGCCGCATTGGGCCTAGACGCCCCCTGGGGTTCGCTGGCACTCGGCTGGGCCGCGACTTTCGCCTGAGCCCGTCTCTCTGCCCCTCGGCGGCTGGCCGCCCGGCGCGCCGCTCCGGCCCCCGAGAGGCACCGACCGCATACATAATCGCGGGGTTGCTCGACCTGGTAGGGCCACCGCATCTCCCCACACGCGCTGCACTCGACTTCCCACGTCTGCGCGGCTTGGTGTCGAACACATCCGCATAATGGGCAAGTTGCCACGGTTATTTCGCCTTTCTCGGCTCGGAGTTGCAAAGGTGACCAGCCCTGTCGCGCCCCATCGCCGTCACCTGCTGACTCACCCCACCCTCGGGTCGGCCGGGACGGCCTTGCGCCGCTCGGGCAGGCGGCGAGGGGCGGCCATCTGCGCCGCCCCGGCGAGGGGCGCCCACCGCCGCTGCTGCTGCGCCAGCCGCCGGGCCACGACGTCGGGGGGGTCCACCACGAAGCCCCGGTTGTTGATCCGCCACGCGGGGTCCCCCGGAGGGCGGATCACGCAGCTCACGACGTTGCACGGGGTCGCCGCCGCCTCACCCGGCTCTCCGTGGACCCACCCCCACAAGGCCTCTGCCGGGTAATGCGTCCAGTCCGAGCAGTAGCGGAGGCGCCGGACCTCGAGCCACCCGTCGAACGCCTCCCGGCGGTCCCGGGTGCGGGGATCGTCCTCGACCACGGCGTGCCACCCGCAGAGCCACCGGTGCGGTGGGGCTATCCGCTTGCTCGAATCGCCCGGCATGAGGCAACCGCGGGAGCCGTAGACCCACGCGCAGCCCCGGGGGCCGCTCCGCTCAGGGCCGGGGTCGGTCTCGGAAGGCTTGCGTCTGGGCACGCGAGTGGCTCCAGTACTCGCTCTTGGCGAGCCAGTTACGGAATCCGGCCTTGAGGTTCTTGTGCCGCTGCCCCGGAGTCTTCGACTCGACCCACGCGAGGTATTTCAGGAGCTCGTCAAGATAGGCCACGCCGGTGCTCGGCCCGCCCAGCCACGAATCGACCCGTGCCCAATACACGGGGTCGTACAGCTGCGCCGGCACGCGGTGGCGATCCAGGAACGCCCGGATTTCTTGAAGCTCCTCCGACCACTCGCCCGTGGGGGGGCCATCACTACGAGGGGGGGTCCTTTGGGATACGGATACGGATACGGATACGGGCTTGAGTTTTGCTTGGCCGTTTGCTTGGATCGCTTCCCGTGTGTTCTCGCGGACTTCCGCCGATCGGCGCCCGCCGACGCGGCCCGAGGAAGCCCGCACGCGCCGCATGTGCATCGTCTCGGCCCGGGAGGGGTTGTAGCGCAGGTAGTCGTGGACCCGATACCCGTCCGGGCGCTTCTCCCACCGGCCGGCCTCGACGAGTTGCGCCGCCAAGAGGTAGGGCGTCTCAAGCCGCGGGTCCAAGAGGGGCACGGTCGCCTCCGGGATCAGCCCGTCTGTCAGGTATTCCGCCGTCCAGCACAGGCCGCAGACGTCCAGCCACCCCGCGAGCGGGGAGACCTGGAGGAGCTTCGGGTGCCGGGCGTAGCGGCTTTCGAGCTTGATCCACGCCATCCTTCGGGCCCCCTCCGGCGGCCTCCGCCACGGTATGGCCTCGCCCGCCACATCACGCGGAAGGCGGCGACGATCTCGGCGCGCCGCGTCGCCTTGGCGGCCACGTCCAAGCGGCGGATCTTCTGCAACACCGCCCGTGCAGCCGTGAGACTCAGGGATCGCGAACCCATTTGTTCTCCTTCGTCACCGCCCGCCCGCCGATAGGTACAGCGCCATGAGCCCGCGGGCCCCCGCCTTGTCCGGCGCGGTGATTACCTGGTAAAGCACCCGCTTGTCCCCCAGCGGCGTGAGCACCAACCGCCCGCGGACATAGGGGGCATCCGTCTGCGCGTGACAGGCCCGGCAGAGGCTCACCAGATTCGCGGGGTCATACTTCAGCCGGGGGGCCTGGCTCCGCTTGACGATATGGTGGACGTCGCGGGCCGGGGCCCGACACCACGGCACCTGACACCGGCCCTGGTCTGCCTTGAAGACGGCCGCCCGCACGGTGACCCACCGGGGATCGGGCTTGGCCCGGAGTCGGCGCCCCCGGCGGAGCGGGGTCCGTCGTTTCAGGCGGTTCGTGCGCAGCGCGGACACAGGAATGCATCCGTAGCCGTCAGGAACTTCCGCCCGCAGCCCGGGCAGATCACCAAGCGCGGGGGCGCCTCGCGGGGGGGCCGCTCGGCCGGATCACGGGTCACGCCGCCTATCCGCGCCAGGAGACTTCGGCCACCCGGCGGCGAAGCCACGCAATCTCGTCAGGCTCGGGCTCAGCTGAGGGGGCCGGTGCGGACGGTAGGTACTGCTGAAGCACCGGGTAAGTCAGGGACCCAGCCGTCAAGGTGATTGTCCCGGTGGTGTTCAGGCTGTTGAAACTGCCGAGCCATTGGTCCTGTAGCCCTGAAACTGCCTGACCCAACCTCATGCCTTCCTCCCCGCCTTGCCGTCCAGCGCCACGTTCACGTTCGGCAGCCGCGCCAAAATGTCACCCATCATGTCCTTGAGGTACCTCACCTCGGCCTCGAACCGCTGCTGCTGGAACGTCATCTGGTCTTCAAACCGCTTCTTGTCGGCGGCGAGGTTTTCTTCACGGACTTTCAGGACGGCGGCCTGCGTGCCCTGCACGAGTTCGACCTCCTGCCGCTTCTTCTCCAGACCGATCATGTGACGCAGCTCGCGCTCCTGCTTCGCGTGGTCTTCCTCAATCCTGGACTTGTCGATCTTCAGGTCAGAGATGTCCCGCTTGAGGCGCACCACCTCGTCGGACAGTTCCACGTCCCGGGCAATGGCCGCCTTCCGGGCTTCGATCTCCACGATCTCCTTGCGAAGCCCGCGAATCTCCTCCAAGAGTTCATCGTCATCCTGACCCAACCACCGCCACGCCATGCTTACTCTCCCTGAGCGCGTCCTCGCGCTCGATTCTGAGTTACGCCGGCACCCCATAGGTCGCGATGATCTCACGGCACATGTTGATGAACCCGTCCAGGGGGTTCGGGCAGCCCTGCGCCTCCAGCGCGCGGAACGCATCCCGGATGAGCTGTTCCGCGTCCGGGTCGTCGGCGAAGACGTGCAGGCAGTAGCGCAGGAATCGGTCGGCGGCCTCGCGGGTCCGCTCTGGCTTCGGCTTCACCGGCCCATCATCTCCGCGGGGGGCAACGTCACGTGCAGCACACACCCAAAGGCCCGCCCGATGCCAATCAGGTGAGAGATGCGGAGGGCTTGCCGTCGGGTCGGCGGCGGGACGCAGAACCGTTCGGCCAAGACCCGGACCGTAAACGCCGCGACGGTCGGATACTCCGCGAGCGCTCGCACAAACACCTGTTCAACAGTTGGGCCTGCCGCCCGGGACGCAGCGGTCCGCTCCGGCCTCCGCTTCACGCGCTGGCCTTCCGCCCGCGCCTCGCTTTGGGCGCCGGAGCGGGGCCGTGCGCGAGCGTCAGCTCAAGCGGGTAGTCCCGCTGTGCGGGCTTCTCGTCGGCGTGCTCCCGCCCCCAAATCACGCGGGCCGCCTCGAACAATTCAAGGCTGTCCGGGATCTCCGTCAGCTTCCAGCCCCGCTTGTTCTCCCGATAGCCGAGTTGAAGAATCCCGAGGCGGAGGAACGGGAGCGACCCAGGGATGTAGGCTCCGCTCACGCTCGCGGGCGTGTCGGCCAGAAGCAGGGCCTTGTAGGCACTCACCTGGGCGGCGTGCTCCGGGTAGACCCGTTGTGAGGTCTTCCAGTCGATCAACCAAAGACCCCGCGGATCGCCATCGAAGCCCTCGATCTTCTCGGCCCCGATCCGCCCCACCCAGTCCACGGTGCCGGCGTAGGCATCCCCGATGAGCACTGCGTCGCGGAGCAGCGTCGTGGGCCACGCCTGCGCCCACCACCGCTGAAAGGCCCAGACGGCCTCCCATTCCTCAATCGTCAGCGCCGCGAGTTCGCCGGTCGTCGGGTGCCGATACTCCGACTCCTTCGCCAAGGTCTTGCCGTCGATCAGATCGGTGCAGGCCTGATGCACCTTCGACCCTTTGTCGGCGGCCGCCTCCCGGATGGCAACCGCTTGGTCCCATCCGTGGGCGGCGAGCCAGCGCCAAAAGCCCTCGGACTTCGGGAGGCTCCCGCAGATCCACGTGATGGAGGGGATGAACTCGAAGCACGGGAGCCCGGTCAGGTCTTCCAACGCCTGGCGGGCGTACCACCGTTCTCCGACCGTGGTGACGCGGTACAGTCCGCGCTCGCGATCGACTTCGATGATTTCCTTATGCATGGGCCATGGCCCCCTGTTGACAAGCCCGCGAGCAGAAGCGTCGCTGAGCCCACTGTCTGACGGAGTACTTGAAGGGACGCTTGCGCACTGCCCCGCAGTACTCGCAGGTCATGCAGGGCTCTGGCGATCTCGCCTGGCCGCGTACGAACTGACCACCGCCGCGACCCTTCCGCATCATGTCCTGCAAGTTGTCCGCTTGCGTGCCGAGGAACAGATGTTCAGGACGAACGCAAGCGGGCACGTCGCAACGGTGCAAGACGAACAAGCTGGACGGGATCGGGCCGTGCGTCAACTCCCACGCGACGTGATGGGCCTTGGCGATGCCCTGCCCGTCGCGCCCGCGATTGATGGAGCCGTAGCCCCGTCGAGAGACGGCCCCCGTCCAGAGGTAACAGCCCGACATGGGTTCCGGCATTACCTTGTCCCAGAAGCGTTCCGCAAGAGTGCGGCGAATCGGGGCGCCGTGATGATGCCCGCGTCGGACAGGCAGCCCGCAACGGTCGCACGGCCCGATCTTCCGGCGGGTCATCAGAAGGGCGTCTCGTCGTCGCTCCCGTCATCGTCCACCCAGACCATGAAGTCCTTGTACTTCCGCCCCGACTTGCCTTCATGGAGACCGAGGTATTCGATCTTCACAGTCTGGCCCTCCTTCAGCCCCGCGACCTTCTCTTGGAGGGCCGTGTGAACGGGAAAGCGGACCGTCTTGCCGTCTGGCTCCTCCAGCACCCCGAGGTCCCCGAACTTGCCGGGGGCGATCCCGCGAAAGATCCCCTCCAGAGTGTCGCCCTGCGTCTCCCACTTGCGTATCTCGCCGCCCCCGCCCCCGATCTGCCGCCACTTCGCCATTTTCGTCACCTCCACCCGATCAGAGAGAGCGCCAGCGCCCACGCCCCGACCGCCGCCCCCAGGACCACGACGCCGAGCACGGCGTCCCACCACACGCGCGCCCACGCCCGCCGCCGCTCCCAAGCGCGCACGCGGAGCCAGTGACCCTCCGGCTCCTGACGGCCGCGGAGCGCGAGCGCCGTCAAGCCGGGGTCCAGCGTGCCGCCGCTCATCGCGAGGCCCTCCGCACCTCGGCCACCACCGTGCGCATCTGCGCCTCCTGCCGATCCATCCGCGTCAGGAGCAGCGCGTAGCCCCGCGCGAGCCCGTCCAGCGCGGCCAGCATGTGCTCGGCCAGTTGGAGCATGTCCGCGTGGGCCGCCGTCGCTTTGGCGGCGAGGGCGTCCAGCGTGCGCTCCCCGCAGGGGTCGGGAGACGCGAGCCTGAGGAGATCCACGTGTTCGTCCATGTCATCCCTCCAGTGTTTGGGCGAGTGAGCCCCGCGCCGTTGAATGACTGAGGCGTGCCGTGGTCGCCACCGCTCACGCCCCAGGGGAGAGCCGGCGGGGGCTCTTGGAACCTGGCCGTCGCCCGCAGCCATGTGGAGTTGCCCTCCCTAGCCTCAGTCGCAGTCCTCGTCGCCGTCGTCGTCTTCGACCTGAGCCTCGTCGTCCTCGCAGTCCTCACACAGCGTGCCGGCCTCGTCGGTCGGGGTCCCGCAGACGCGACACGCGGGCTCGGCGGCCCCGGCGGTGTCCTCCAGGAACTCGGCGGCCACGCGGCCGCTCAGGTCTTCGTCCTCGCGGAAGTCGAAGGCACCAACTCGGTCCTGGGGCATGAGGGGCCTCCTGTCAGGCGACGAGGTACAAGCGCGTGAGCGCGGCGTCCCGGTCTTCCCGCACCGTCCCGTACCGCTCCAGAAGGGTCCGAAACTCCGCGACGGCCGCGTGCCACGCGGCCTCCGAGGGGTAGAACGCCCGGAGCACGATGGCCACGCACTCGCCGGGCTTCTCGTGGCGGGGGCGAAGATTCACGGGGGCGTCCGATTCGGGCGCCGCCCCGATCCGCGCGCGGGCCTGGCGGCGATGCGCCAGCGCGTGGGCCGCGCAAACCCCTTGGAACTCAGGAGATGCGGGCGCCCCGCAGATCATGCAGCGGCCGGCGGCCACCTGCCGGAGCTGCCAGCGGCGCTGGCGGCTGATCATGCGGCGCGACCCTTGCGGTGGTTCCGGCGGCGGCGGAGGTCCGGCCGGGCCCATCGCGCGCGCTCCCACCAGCGCCGCGCCTTGCACCGCGGGCACCGCCCCGGGAGTCGCCGCCCGCGGGATCGCCAGCGGTAGGTGCACCGACGACAGCGACAGTCGAGCCGGGGCACGCTCACGACCTTCATGGACGAGCCACGGTGTCTCATGGGCCTCTAGCCTACTAGCCACTTCTACGGGTTGTCAAGGGGGTATTTCCCCACGGCCCAGTGGCGCATCAAAGGCCGTTGACACTGGCCTAGTGGCGTGGCAGCATAGTAGCCACTTGAGCGGCGAAAGGGGGTGGTGGGCGCGATGGGAGAGGCCAGGAGAGGGTGGAACGAGTGGCTCGTTCGGCTGGCCGTGAAGCGCGGCGGCTTCCAGAAACTGTCGGCCGACCTCAGCATTCATCCGACGACACTGTTTCGATGGCTGGGCGCAGCCGTTCCCGAGGCGTTCCGGGAGGGAAAGCTTGCGGAGGTGGCCGGCGCCGAGGTGACGGAGGTGCGGGATTTGCTCAACGCCCTTCGGCGCGAGCGGTCTGCGGAGCGAGCGGAGCGGCGACTTTACCGGGTCCGGCTGGCCAACGGCACCACCATCCAAAGGAACAGCCGGAAGCCCCTGGCCCACGCCGCCCCCGCGAAAGCGGCATTTCGTCGTCCGGCCCGGCTGCTGCGGGCCGCTGCCGCCCACAGTTAATCCCCCGCCGCCCTAGAATCGGTGACCCGGCGCCGAAAGTGTCATCACGGCCGGCGCCGCCCAGCCCGCTCCCCGCGTAACCCTGCGTCGTCTCGCGCCTCTCGTCTGAGCCTCCAGGCTCGCGCGGTTCTTGCACCCTGGCGGCGGCGGCTGGACGCCGTTTCGGTGACCCCCCACACGCGCTACGCCTACGGCCGCATGCTCGCCCGGTTCTCGATCTACCGGGTGGCCCACCCGACCGGCCCGATCACCGACAGCGTGCGCGCCTTCCTGGCGAGCCTGACCCCGAGTGTCGGACACACCGCCTGGCTCGCGCTCAAAGCGGCCCTGCCTGATCTCCCCTGGGACGCCATCGCGCATCCCCGCGCCCACCGGAATGAAGCGGTCCTCCAGGCGACCCTCTTGACCCCCGAGGAGCGCGTGCGGATTCGGGCGGCGACCACGATCCGGGAACGCGCGCTGGTCGAATGCTTCTGGACGTTGCGCCGGGTCGAGGTGACCCGCGTCCGCTGGGCCGACGTGAACCTCTCGGATGGAACCATCGGCGTCGTCCGCAAGGGCGGGCGGGCGAAGCTGGCCCTCCTCCCCCTCTCCGCCCAAGCCGCGCTGGCCGAATGGTTCACGGTCGCCGGGGAGCCTCCCGACCACACCTACATCTTCCCCGGCCGGTTCGGCGGCGCGATGCACCCCGGTTCAGTGAGCCACGTCGTCCGCCGGGTCCTCCGTCGTGCGGGCGTCTACCGACGCTGGCGGGGCGCCCACGCCTTCCGGCGCACTCTCGCAACGTCCTACCTCAAAGAAAACCCCGGCGATCTGGAAGGGCTCGCGAAGATCCTCGGCCATGAGGCGATCACGACCACGATGCTCTACAACTGGATGCGGCCGGAGGAGCTGCGCCCCCGGCTCGACCGCGTTCGGCTCTGACCCCCGTTGACAGCCTCCCCATCTCTCGGCATCATCAGGCGGTGGCGCGGCTGCGGCATCGCTCCCGGCGGGTCCGGCAGGTCCGACAGGTCCTCTTCACGGCCGGCGTGGCCGCCGCGCTCCTCGGCGGGGTCTTCGCGCTCCTCTACGGACTTCCCTGGAGGTGACCGCCATGCCCGACTGTTGCCGTGCCGCCGTGCTCCGCTGTGCCGAGCTCGCCGAGGCCCACGCCGCCAAATGGCGGGCCGCCGCCGGCACCCCCACGGGGATCTTCGGCGCGGTGCCGGCCCACGAAGACCTCGTGCTGTGTCACCAGCTTGAGTCCCAAGCCCAAGCCCTCGCCGACGAGATCCGAGCCAGCCTGTGACCTGGTTGGACACGGCGGGCCGCCTCCTGTGGGGGCATCCGCGCCCGAGTCTCCTCGATCGGTGCTGCGCGGGCGCGTGGCACGTCTTCATGTGGGCCGTGACGCCCGGGTATCGGGCGGAGGGCTGGGCGCGGCTTCGGGCGCGCGGGGCCGACGCCGTCATGCTCCTGGTGGCCGTGGGCCTCCTGCTGGTCATCGTGGCCGAGAGCGTGGCGTGGCGGGCGCGCGGGCGGCTGAGACGGTGGAGGCGCCGCGGGGCCTGAAGACACCAACGCCCGGCCCCGCGGCCGGGCGCTTTGGGGACGGAACGCGGGGCGGAGGGTTAGCGGCCCGCGCACACTGGGCAGGGGCCGTGCACGTCGGCGTCGTAGGCCCACCCGCACGTCGGACAGAAGCGGATGCCGACGCTCACCCTATTCCTTCCCCTTGCTATGGTCGTCCGTCACGTTGCCCGAGTCCTTCGGGCCGCAGTCCACGTTGGTCGTGATCACGACGTCGCCCGTGGCGCCGCCAGATGACCCTTGGCTACAAATGACAGTCACCGGGGGGCCGGTGACGGACTGGTGGCCGCCGTCGCCGCACGCGGCGAGGAGCAGCAGGAGCGCGAGGAGTCCGATCAGCATTGACTATCCTCCCTTGACCACCGGCAACGCCAGCCAGTAGTCCCAATAGAGCCCGTAGGCTCGGATGAGCGGCGGGCCAAGGAGGGCCGCCGCGAGAATGGCCAACAGACACTTGCACCAGAAGGGACAGCGGCCCGCGACGGCGGCGAGCGCGCGGGGTGTCGGCAGGGATCGCGGCCTCATGCGCGGGGTGGTCCCGGCCCACTTCGCGGCCCAGGGGATCGGCTTCACCAGTCCCCTCCCCCGGTGAGGCTGGCCGCGAGGCCCATCAGCATGACCAAGAAGAAGAGGGCGGCGAGGTAGGCCAGCGCGTCGTCCACGCCCGTCACGGGCCCTCCGGGGCCGACCAGGGGATCGGCGCGTAGCCCGCGACGATGCTCGGCGTCTCGGGGACCGTCCCCTCCCGGTTGAAGCCGACCGGCACCCGCTCGACGTAGCTCGGGACAATCTCCGCCACGATGTCGGGGTTCTGGCGCTTGGCACAGCGGGCGATCATGGCGAGGGTCTCGGCGGCCTCGCGCTCGGAGGTCACGCCAGCGCCACCCAGACCCACAGGACGACGGTGAACAGCAGGGTCCCCAGGGCTGTGGCGTCAGGCATCGCGGAGGTGGCGGCGGGCGGCCGTCAGATGGAAGCCGATCGCGCCGAGGTAGAGGCCGACTAGGATCAGGTGATACCAAGCGGCCCCGCGCTCTGAGATCATGGCCCCGTCCCGCACTGCTCGGGCGTCCCCCCGAGCATCAGGCAGGCGACCTTGAGCCGATGCTCCAGCCCCAACGCCCACGCGCCGATCGCTCGCCAATCCACGTCGCGGATGATCAGGTACGCCTTCCCCTCATGCTGGAGATCCCGGATCGGCTCGGTCAGCTCGGGGCGCGGGGGCGGCGTCACGCGGGCCAGCGGGATCGGGGGGGCGGACGCGCAGGACGTCGCGAAGATCAGGAGCCAGAGGCACAGGATGATCCGCCGACCAGGCCAGCGCCCGGTTGACGGCGGCCAGCCCCGCCAGCGCCAGCTTCGCGCGTTCTTCATTGCGGAGACCCTCCCGCTGCGCCCACCAGTTCAGGACCGCGATGGCGAGCGCCGCCAGGACGTCGGCGAGGACACTCACGCCTTCGGGCTATCGGCGGCGTGGTAGAAGCCCAGCGCGGCCAGCAGGCCGAGGACGGCGGTGCTGACGGTGGTCACGTCGAGCCCGTGCCCGCCGAGGTACTGTGCGGCCACGCCGGCCAGCGTGCCGATGGCGGTGAGGATGGCGATGAGCGTGGTCTTCTGCATGACGAGTCTCTCCTTCACTTGCCGTGGCTGAGGCCAAGGACTTGCAACACGAGACTGAGCGCCGCGATCACCCCCATGATCCACGCGACCAGCCGCGCGGTCTGCGCGCGCACGTCGGCCTCGTAGCGTTCGCGCGGGAGCGAAAGGCGCCAATTCTCCGCCGCGCGGGCGTGCTCGTGGTTGAGCAAATCGAGGCGCCGCTCATACTCGGTCGCTTGCAGCAGCAGCGCCTTGTCGCGCTCGGTGAGCAGCTCGCGCAGGTGCGCCAGCTCCCGCTCCAGCTCGGCGCGCGTGACCGGATGACTGGGATCGGTCATCGGCCCGGCGTCCGGTAATAAGTCCAGATCACCTCATGCTCGTGTGCCGGCGGCTCGGCCACGCCGACATGCAGGAAGTCCGGCCCGATCCCGAGGCGTCGGAAGCCGGCGGCCAGGGCCGCCGTGACCATCTCCCACCGCTGGCGGCTCGAGGGACACGCGAGATCGGCGCCCATGAGCGGGTCGGTGATGTGCTCGCTGTCGGGCACCCCGCCGACCTGGGCATTCCACGCGGGGCATCGGGCCCCGCTCGTGATGGTGATCGGCGCCCCATAGGCGGCCCGCATCGTCTCCAACGTCTGGATCAAGGCCGGAGCGATCCGGGCCGAGGCCTCGCAGGCCCCCCGGCCGCAGCGACAGGCGAACTCGCGCTCGGAGAAATGGGCACTCATCCCCACAACCGCGCCAGGAGGGCCTCCACGTCGGGGGGGCGCCGGACGTGGAGGAGCTGGCAGAAGGCCCGGTTGACGCGGCTCCATTCGTGGACGTGCTGGCAGTCGAGACAGCGGCCGTCCTGGGTCACCCCGGGGCGGCGGCAGGTGAGGCAGATCCCGACCAGGGGCGCGGCGAACAGGCTCATGGCGACCGGCGGAGGGCGGCGGGAGTGGGCCGCGGCGGCACGATGCCGCGATGGAGGAGATCGCAGAGCATCCGGGCGGCTTTCCAGCCGCAGATGCGGCAGGCGCCGAGGACGATGGGGTCCCAAGCGGGTAGTCCGTTCATGGGATAATGGCCACGATGCTGTCCTGGCTCTTGTGGGTGGTCCTAGTCTTCGCGACGACGATGTGGGCGCTTGTCCTGGTCGTGGCGACCATCACGCTGATCGTGGCGGTCGGGTCAGTCCTCGCCAAGAGGATCAAGGGGAGAGCCCCGAGAGGCTGAACGGAAGCGGCGCCTCGGGCGCGGTCCCGGTCTGCAGTGGAGGAGCCATCGCGCCGACGGTTACGGCCTCTTCCTCGCCACCCGGTAGGCCCGGGGTCATGATTCCCGCCCGCACGGCTTGGCCCATCGCATTGACGACCTGATCGAATCCGTAACCATGGCGCGCCATGAAACCAACGACGGCTTGTCCGGACGGGGACATCAGGAATTGGCCCATGGCCTCTAGCCCGGTCGCGGTTGTTGCCAGGCGGCCAGCCGTCCCGCCGGCCACGCCGAGCGAGGGCGCCGCCCCCATCCGCTGGACGGGGCTCACGGCGGGCGTCGTGCCAAACTTCTGAAGCGTGGCCATCATCCCGTCGATGGTGTCCTTCGGGATTAGCTTCTCGAGCATGTCGCGATTGGCTTCGATCCGCTTCATGAGCTGAGACGGCAGCACCTGCTCGATGCCTTGCGGATAGGTCCGGCTCTTGGTGAAGCTCCCGGTAATGAACTCGGCCGCCTTCTCTCGCTTGAACGCCTCTACGGCCTCCTTCAGGACCGGGGTGGCCGAGAACTGAAGAGTGTTGAGTTCGTCCCACATGGCACCGTAGAGCTTCTTCGCCTCGCCGAGCCCGACGCCACCCTTCGCCTTGATCGCACCGATCACCTCGCCGAGCCGCGTCATGGTGGCCCGGAACTGTTGCCAGGAAACATCGCCACCTTGGGCTTGGGCGGCCTGCAGCAGCCGGTCGATGGGGCCGCGCGCGGCCTTGACCACCGGCTGAGGATCAGCACTCGTGACCAAGTCATTGAGTGCGGTGGCGATCCGCTGTGTGCCGATGCGGAGGCCGCCGGCCGCTTGCGCCGCTTGGCCGAAGAGCCGGCCAGCCCCCCCGGCGACGGGGGCGACGTACCGCTCGATGAGGCGCTCGCCCGACCGCCCGACCTCGGAGAGGAAGTAGCGCATCAGACCGGCCTCGACGCCTGGAAGGGCGTGGCCGACGGACCGGATCGCAGGCCCGGCCAGGGCCGTCCCGCCCGCAATCCCGACGTTGAGCGCGCTTGGCGGCCCTTGGCGGACGCCAAGGGGATCGACGTACTGGCTGACCGCCTCGCCAGCTGCCGTGCCGAGCACCATCCCAGCCGGAATGCTGAGACCGCCGGTCACGGCGGGCAGTGGCGGCAGCGCCCCGATGGCAGCCCCGACGCCGCCGCCGACCGTCGCCGGGACCATCTGCAACCCGAACTTGGCCCACCAGGGACGCGCATCGCCCGACCCCGCCCCGGCGGCTTTCCGCTCAAGGGCCGCGAGTTCCCGCGCTTCGTCTGCCGTGAGCCCATTCACGGCTGGCGGCCCGCCCTTCCGCGGAGTTCCTTCAGCCGAGCCCGCTCGGCAGGGGTGAGCGTGGATGGCACCTTCTGCTCCAGATCGTCGAGCAGCGCCGTGATCCGGGACTTCATCGGGGCGATGGGTTCGCCGGCCACTTCGGCAATCATCGAGGCCCGGTTGAGATCAAGGATCTCGGAAATGACCGCCTTCTTCAGTTCGCGGACGCCGACAGTGTCGTTGAAGCTGAACCACTGGGCGTCGATGCGCTCCAGGTCGCGGTCAGAGAGGTTGCCCTTCTGGCCCCCCATCTCCCGCCCGAACACGCTCGAAAAGCCCTGTTGGGTCCCAAAGAGCCCGGCGGCGGCGGGGTTGCTCTTCAGCACCTTGTTCCACTCCAGGCGGGCAGCTTGCGCCGCGCCCTCGCTGGGCGTCTGGGCAGTAATGACCCGATCGGCCATCGCGAAGATGCGATCCATCGTGCCTTGGAGTTTCCCGGCGTTGGTGATCGCGGTCTTCTGGTCGGGCGTGATCGCCCGATAGTTGCCCGTGCGAAGTTGGCCCTCACGAATCCCGGCTGGCGGCTGCACCAACTCCCCGCGTCGGAGGGCGTCGAGATCGACGTGCTTGGCGCGGTCCTCCGGGGAGACGATCTCCGCCAGCTTCGCTCCGGCCTGGATACGGGCCGCCTCTGCCCCGGTGGCCGTGGCCGTCTTGACCGCACGAGTGCTCGCCTCCTCGCCTACCTGTTGCCGGGCCTTCTCGACGGCGGCGGCGTGCACGGGGTTCTTGATGTCGATCTTCCGGGGGTCAAGTCCCGCCCCCAGAAGCACGTCCTTCACGTCCTGCGATAGAGCCGGCCCCGCGGCCACCGCCTCCGCCTCTTTCGTCGCTCCCGCTTCCTGGGCCTTCTTCGCCACCCCGAGGCCCTTGTAGCCGAGGTCCGTCAGGTAGGTCTCCACGCTGTCCGGCTTCGCGCCGAGCCGCCCCGTCAGGTACTCCTCAATGAGTGGCGCTTTCGGCCCCGTTGAGGTTCGGATGTGTGCCAGCAACACCTGCATCGGAATCCCGTTCGGGAACTGCGCCTTGATCGCCGGGTCACTGGCAAACGCCAGGGCGCGGGGCATCGCAGCCGCCGAGACTCGCTGCTCGACAATCGAACGCACCAAATCTTGGCCATGCTCCTGCCCCTGCGCTCCGCCCGCAATGAGCGCCACCGCCACGTTCGATTCCAGGAGCTTAAAGTCGTTCAGTTCCTTCGGGTCGCTCTTATCGAAGAACGGGGCATACTTGCTCATCAAGAGCGTGACGTCGGGAGATCGCTGGGCGCCGGCCAGCCAGGCGTGCGCCGTTGTGGGGGCAATCCCGGCTTGGGCAAGCAGTCCGGTCGCCTCATTCATCGCGGCCTCAACATCCGCCTTCGTCGGCGTCTGGCCCCCCCGCATCATCTCGATCGGCCGGGCGGCGACCTTCCATGCCTTCTCATGAAGCTCGGCATCCCGCTGCTGCGACGTCCCGATGTGGTTCAGCGTTGCCGCGAGGTGCTGCCGCTCGGCGAGGATCTGCGCCTGCCGCTGCTCGCCCGCCTTCTGCTGGAGGGCCAACATCTGCCCGACGGTGGACTCCGCGGGCGGGACCAGCCTGCGCTTGACGGCGTAGAGGCCCCGCGCGACATCCCCGACCGCCGCCAGCCCCAGCGCCGCGCCGTGTGCCACCCGTTGCCCCGTGCTGGGCTGTCCCCCCGCCTCCAGCGCCTTCAGGCGCGCCTGATTGTCGGCCGCCAGCTGCTCAAGCTGCGCGGTCACCGAGGACGGGGGCGCGGCCAACGTCGGGGCCTGGCCGGTCGAGACAGTCGGCACCGAGGGAAGCGACCCTGCGAGGCCCCCCAGGACGGGCGCGTTCGGCTCGGTGAGCGTCCCGGGCACCTCCAGCGGGAGCCCGGGATAGAGCCGCTGGTAGGCGAGGATTTCTTCGGGGGTCAGGGGCATCAGCCGGCCTCCGCTTGCGCGCGGGCGAGGGCGAGCTTGAAGAGCCGGAGCCGGAGTTCCAGCTCCTTCGCCTCATCGGCGGCTCCGGGCGAGCCGGCCGCCATGAGGCCGACCAGCGCCGGATCGGCAGAGGCCAGGCGGGTGCCGAGCGGAATCCGCACCGTCGGCGGCGCCCCCGCGCGGGTTTGAGCCGCGGGGCCGGCGCCCGGTCCCCCCCCGCCCCCCGCCCCGCCTTCGGGCGACGGCCCCGCCAAGCCCGCCCGCTCGCTGGCCGGGCCCGCGCCCATCGTGCCCTGGGTCTCGCGGCCCGCCGCGATCGCCGCCGCGCGGTCGCTGATCGAGGGCTGGACCCCCTTCAGCCCGCCTTGGAGTGCGGCGCCGCCCAGCGTCCCGATCACCCCCGGCGGCATCACCGCTCCAGTCACGATGCCCATCGCCGCTCGCTCCGCGAGGGCTTGGGCACGCGGGCCCATTGAGGGATAGCTGGCCGCCACCGTCGGCATCCCCATGACCATCGAGAGGTTCGGATCGTACTCCTGCCCTTCGATCGCCGTGATCGACCGTGGGCCGTAGCCGAGCGGACTCGTGAAGCCCCCGCCGAGTTCCGTTTCGCTTCGGGGCGAGGCCGTCGTGCCGCTGAAGGGGTCATTCGGGTTGCCCGGCTCGCCTTTACTGAACCCGGCCGTCTCCACGTCGCGCGAGACACCGGGTGACCCCCCGCCCCCCCCGGCATCCGCGCCCCCGCCGTCCTTCCCCCCGCAGATCGGCACCAGCACCCGCTGGGTCGTTGGCTGGGTCCGCCAGGTCGCCTCGAACGCCTCGCGGGTCAGCCAGCCGAGGGCGCAGTCGCCCTCGCCCCACAGCCCTGGGATCACCGGCCCTATCGTCACGCCCGCCCGGGCGTAGGTCCGCGCGCGGGCGGGCTCGGCCAGGACGATCAGGAGCGGCCAGACGCGGAGGAGCGCGTCGAGGCCCCCCAGGATCGCGCGCAGGGCCCGCCGCTGGCGGCGGTGGTCGGCCCGGACCCAGAGGCCCAGGATCGCCGCTGCGCACCACGGGGAGGCCCACAGGGCGCTCCAGCAACCGGTGGCGTCGGACTCCGTGAGGAGCACGGTCGGGGGCTGCATCCGGGCCAGGAAGGCTCCGAGGCGGCGGTGGGCTGGCTGCATGAGCCGGGCGAGGTCGCCCGAGGCGGCGAGGTCCGCCCACCAGGCGCCCAGCGCCACGTCGGCTTCCGGGCTCGGCTGATAGAGGATCATCCGCGCCGCCGGCCCGGCGGGGCCAGCCGGGTTTCGAGTCGCGCCACCCGGCGATCCACGGCCTTCAGTCCCGCGTGGAGCAACCCGCTGTAGTCCAGGACGTTCACGCGCACCCCGTCGTCGCTGATCTCCGGCGGGGCCAGCTCCAGGATCGGCCCGATGTGCAGGGGCCCCTGGTCGGGCTCCCAGCGGTAGCGGTAGCGGACGATCGGGGTGGCCCGCACCCGGTCAAGGGCCGCGTCGTACTCATCGGCCCGGAGCGGGGCGATCCCGCGCTTGAGCCGGGCGGTGGAGTAGTATTGCAGTGCGGCGGCGGCGACTGGCGCGAGAGCGGTCAGATAGCCGAGGGCGCCCGCGCTCGGATGGCCGACGTTGGCCACGTCCACCGCATTCTGGCGGTTCAGCGCGCCCTGACCGGCCTGAAAGGCTTGGCCGGACGCTTGGAGCGCGGCGGCCGACCGCTGGCCGGTGAGCTGGCCGAGCAGCCCGGTCACCGACCCCGTGTCCGGCGCCCCCACCGTCGGGAGGCTCCCCGCGGGCCCGCCGCCACCCCCGAAGCCGGGGACGAACCCCCCCGCCATCGCGGCGCGGTTCTGGAGCGCGGAGGCCCGGAGGTTCGTCCCGAACTGCCGGACAGCCTCCGCGAACTGGGCGCGCTGCTGCTCCAGGCCCAGCTCCGCCTGCGCCCGTGCGGCCCCGAGATCGCTCCCGAGTTCCCGAATCTGCTCCAGCGCCGGCTGCCCGATCGGGGTGTCGGTCAGCCGCAACCCCCGCGCCGCCGCCGCGTCCTCGGCAAACCGCGTGATCGACTCCTCGCCGAGCGTCCGCTGGCGGGCGAAGATCGTGTCCAGCCGCCCCAGGTCCTCGGGGGTCAGGACGGACTGGCCGGACAGGTAGCGGTCCACTGTTTGCGTGGCCAAGGTCTCCGTCGTGCTCGGCTGCGCGAGCTGCCCCAGCGCCACGTAGTTCGCGTAGAGTTCCTGCGTGGCGATGGGCAGGATCATGGACTGCGTCTGGACGGCGCTGAGGGCGTAGCTGTTCTGCGCCAGGAAGAGATCCCGGAAGCCGGGGAGCAGGGTCGTGTAGAGGTCCGCCTGTTGCCGGAGGGTGCCCAGTTGGACGTTCAGGATGTCGTTGAGCGTCCCGAAGAGGGCGGTTTCGGGCCCGGGGGGCCCGCCGCCCCCCTCGGGCTCCGGGCCGACCGGGCTGATCTCGCCGAGGGTCGGGTCGTCAGCCATGGCCTAGAGCAGGGTCACCTGCACGGCGAGGCACCGGCTACTGACCGTCGCCGCTGAAAACGAGTTCTGGAACGTGACCGCCAGCGCGAGGGCGGTGGTCGAGTCCTCCGCGAGCGCGTTGTGGACGCCGATGAAGCCGTCGTTCGAGGTGTTCCCCTGCCCGCCAACCCCGACCCCACTCACGCCCGTCGTGTTCCCGAAGATCACCTGGCCCGCGCCATACTGCGCGTTCGTGGCATTGGCCGCGCTCAGTTGCGCCTGCGCGAAGATCGGGTAGCGCGTGGCGCTGGTCACGATGTTCGAGGACGTCACGTCGAGCCAGGTCGTCGCCCCGTACTTCAGCCGGATCTGGAGCGTCCGGTTCGCCCCCGAGTTGTTCAGGAAGTCGCACCACAGCCGGATGTCGAGGGCCCGGGTCGTGCTCAAGGTATTCGCGGGCACCGTGAAGGTGTAGACCGTGGTTTCCGCCGCGCTCGACACGTTGTCGAACACGGTGACGTCGCGGCTGAGGATGACCGGGAGGACCCGCGCTGCCGACCCGTCATGCCAGGTGAGCCGCTGCCCGTTCCGCCGGAGCCGGCCGGCCGCCGTCGCATCCGCCGCCGAATCGGCGAATGCGGCCTCGTTGACGCTGGTGAGGCTGTTCGAGTTGACGTCCAGGTTGCCCGTCAGGGGCGAGATCAGCGCCAGCGCGTTGTTCAGGATGTTGTTGAACTCCGCGTTGAGATCCGCGGAGTAGAGGACCTCCGCCCCCCACGTCTTCACCCGGGAGAGCGCCATTTACCCGAGGCTCCCCGCGCGGGCCAAGCCCGCCGATTCGAGTTGGAGCGTCAGGCTGTGCGGCTCGCAATCGATATCCTGGCTCCCCTGGCTGATCTCGATCTGGAGTTCCTTGAACTGGCCCTCCATGTCGAAGGCCACGGCCGAGGCTTGGCTCGCCACCAAACTGTCCACGTCGAGATCGAACGCGGCGCCGGGATAGGTCGGCGCGGGCGAGGTCGCGGTGTCCCCCAGAAGATCCCCGCCCCCCGCTTGGGTGATGCTGACCGACTGCGGCGTGTGGTCGTCGCGCTGCCATTGGAGGGTGAAGGTCGCGTTCTTCTGGACGAACCCGACCCGCCCCTCCACCGCCGTCTTGTCCACCATCGCGGAGCCAAAATCCAGCCGCGGCCACGTCGCCCGGAAGGTGTACGAGGTCATATCCAGATCGCGGGGCACCCGGTTCCCGCGCCACACCCGCCCCGTGTAGGTGCCGAACCACGGCACCGTTTCCTGGTTCGTGTCGAGCACCATCCCGATGGACCCGACGGGGTAGGCCGGCCAGCGGAAGAACCGCGGGGGGTCGAAGCGGTAGTCCCAGCCGAGGATGACGTCGTGGGTCGAGGAGCCCGAGAGCGTGGCCGTCCACAGGGCATACCCGGCCGAGGGGAAGTTCGCGCCCCACACGAAGTCGAAGCGCCCGTGGTTCAGCGCCTTCGTGAACCAGGAGCGGATGGGCGCCGAGACGAACCCCTCCACGTAGTCCCCGTAGGCATTCGTCGCCACCAGGGAATGGATGCCGCGGTGGTCCCACCAGAGGAGATCGTCGCCCCGCCGCAGGAGCGCCTGCTGATTGGTGGCGCCGACCCCCGTGATGTAGGGGACCAGGGCGAAGTCCGAGGGCGTCGAGCCGGTCAGCCGGAGGATCGCGCCGCGCGCGGGGCCTTTCCAGATCAGCAGCTCGTTCCGATGGGAGGCCAGCGCGGTGATCGTGTCGCCGTCGTCCGGCCGGACGTCGATGGAGCCGGAGCCCGCGCCCACCCAGTCCTCGGGGTTGCCTTGGGCGCAATAGTAGAGACGGGACTTGGCCGACTCCACGCCCGCCGCGAACATCCGGTCCTTGTGCTGGACGTGGAACGAAAAGTTCGGCGGCGTGCCGCCGAGATCCGCAAACGTCGTCTGGTTCCACTTCCACGGAACATCCGTGGTCGAGGTCGTCGCCAGCACAATCAGGTCGTTCATCACCTCGGCCCACGGCATCTTTGCCGCCTCGATCCCCGCCTTGATCGCGGTGAGCGTGCCCGCCCCCGCCTCCGAGTAGATCGACGTCCCCGCGAAGATGACTTTCCGCTGGGTGGCCGCGCCGGAGCTGTTCGACTTCCAGTAGTCGAAGATCCCGATGACGTGATCGGTGGCGCCCGTCGCCGTGGCGTTGACCCGGCCCGCGCCCGGCATCTTCGCGGGCCAGCCGTCGAGGCTGTAGATCAGGTTGTCCGCCGTCACCAGCCACGGCACCATCAGCCGCCCGGTCTGATCCGGCGGGGCCGAAAAGATCGGCCCCAGCTCCGTGTTCCAGCCCCCCCCGAGCCCCAGCGAGACGAGTTGGCGCGCCACCTAATCCTCGAGGGTGTCGAACCGCGTGTCGGTGCTGTAGCGCCGCCGCCGGCCTGATTGATAGGGCGCCTGCGCCGCCCCCTGGTAGCCGAGCATCGCGGGGGCCAGGCGCGGCCGGTCGGCGATGGGGCTCGTGCTGCTGCGCGCCCGCGCGAGGATCGCGTCCGCCTCCGCGCGGTAGGTGTCGGCGCGCGCGTCGTCCTTGCGATCCCGCGTCCAACACTCCAGCGCCTTCCGCACGAGGGCCTGGCGGAAGCGCGGGGGCACGATCGGCTCGTCACTGGCCGCGCTCAGGTTCGCCTGCCCGGTCCCCGTGCTGCTCACCGCGAGGTTCGTCGTGTAGTAGCGGTAGGGCAGGAGGTAGGTCCGGTCGGGCGCGGGGCCGAACAGAATCCGCGGCCGGAGGCTGGTCGAGCCCGAGGGCCCCAGCTCGATCAGGCAGGCCACCTCCGGCGGGCCCCGCCGGGTATTCCGCGCGAAGCGGTGGTAGAACGCCCGCGCTCCGAGGAGCGGGATCTTCCGATCCTCCGTGAAGTACCGGGCGTCGATCGGCCGGTCGAAGTCGGCCGCCAGCGCGTACTCATCCTCGGTGTACTGGTAGGTCGCGCCCGACAGGGCCGTGGTCCCCACGTAGCGGTCTTGGAGCGTGAGGCTGGTATCGTTGCTCACGCTGGCGACCTCGTAGGGATCGAGCCCCCCCGCGAAGGTCAGCTTCCCGCCCGCCCGGACGTTGTTGAACCCCATGCCGGTCACCGCGGTATTCCACAGCGTGCTGGTCCCCGTCACCGTCGTCCGGGTCGCCAGCGCGATCGCCACGGTCCCCGTGCTGTAGCCGGGATGGGTGAGGATCGTCGCCCGCCGCTCCGCCCACGGCCAGCCGTCCGGCTCCTGGTGAATCTCCTGGAGCGCCTTGTTCACATAGCGGTCGGCGACCGCGTTGATCGCGGAGTCCCCCGTGACTTCCTTGAGCGCGTTCAAGAAGTCCGTGCGAAGCTCGCTGAGGGTAGCCGGGCTATCCGTGGTCGCCATCGGGAGACGCTCCCGGAGCGGGGGCCAGCTCGACTGCGGGCGCCCCCCGTTTCAGCGCGAGATTCTCCTGACGGAGCCAATCGTTCTCGGTCGCCAGGACGGCGAGCCGGAAGGTCAGGTCCCCGATCATCTGTTTCAGGTGTTCCTCGATCGAAGCCATGGGGTCAGCCCTCCCGGGGCGGTCCGAGCGTGAGCGACATCGGCTGCGCGAGCCCGCGGGCGGCCTGCCCCAGCCGCCGGATCATGGCGAGACCCCGCCGCGGGAGATTCGGGGCGCAGGTCTCGCAGATCCAGGCATCACAGAGCCCGCAGTACGCGGTGCGCTTTGGGGTGGCGTCCTCGTCCACCAGCCAGCACACATCGCAGCGGAGGTTCTCAGCCATTACGAGATGCCCCCACAGACGACGTGGTACTTGTCACTGGTCGCGGGGGCGGTCCCGTTCGTGGTCACCGTGACGGTGGTGGTCGTGGTGGCGACCACGATGGCCGTCTTGCCGACGACCATGCCGGCGAGGGCCGGGAAGACGGCGCACGCTGGGGCGGTGGCCCACGTCCCGTTGAAGGTCACGACCCACCCCGACGCCGGTGAGCCGCTGGACCCCATCGTCACGGTCATGAAGGTGTCGGACCCGCTGACGCTCGGGGAGGTGCCGCAGTTCGAGGAGCACGTCGGCGCCGTCTGCTGGGCGGTGCGGATCTGGGTGCCCGTGGAGGTCGCGCCCGTGGTGACCCCGAACTGGAGCGTCCCCGCGCGCTGCAACTCCAGCGTGCGGGAGCCCGCGCCGCTGGCGGTGTTGGTCAGGTTGACTTGAAGCAACCCGGGGACGACGCCCGTGGTGTTGTACGTGCCGGTGATCGGGTGGAGCACTGTGGTGCCCGAGCCGGTCACGGAGCCCCCGGTGACCGTCAGCGCGGCGGCGTCGTTCCGCCCGGTGATGGTGGTGGTCGTGGCGTTGGTCGTCGCGATCTTGACCGACCCCGAGGACGCCGCAGTGTCGATCAGGAAGTCAGTGGCGTCGTGCTTGAGCAGGCCATACTTGGGGCCGGTCGTGGTGCCGAAGATGTCGAGTTCCTGGGCGTTGGTCCCGCGCACGAGGGCAATGCGGTCGGCCGCCTGCCGGCTCAGGCAGGCATCGACCGAGCCAATCGTCCCGAATCCGAATTGGCAGTCGGCGGTGCCGCCGAGGATTTCGACCTTGCCGCCGCTCGCCGTACTGAACAGGCGGAAGCGGACGGCACTAGCATTGCTCCAGTCCCACGCATTCGCCGCCCCGCGGAACCAGCCGGCCGTCTGGCCATCGGCGGAGAAGAAGAGGCTTGTGGTCCCGGCGGCCCCGGAGGCCAGCTTCGCTTGCCCGGTCAGCGTCAGGTCGGTAAGCGTCGGCGTGGCACTGTAGGCCGGCGGCGTCCCGCTCGTGAGCACTTGGCCGGCGCTCGCATTGGCGAGCGAAGTGGGCGTGGCCCCGGCGCCGCCGCCGAGGATCAGGGCATTGGCGGTCAGGAGTCCCGAGGACGCGAGGGTGCCGGTCGCGGTGAACCCGAGGATGCCTCCATCGGTGCCCGCGGTGAGCCCGGTTCCCCCGTCCCCGACGCCGAGCGTGCCCGTGATGTCTTTCGTCGCCCCCGAGAGCCGCACCGCGCCGTAGAGCGGGCTGATGCCGGCGCCCGCCCCACGGAGCACCGTACCGTCGGCCCCGGCTGCGATGCGGGTGAACCCCGTCGTGGAATTGGCGGCGAGAAGATCGCCGATCGCCTGACTGGCAATGGCCAGATGGGCGGCGTTGAGCTTGTCGGCGACGTTTCCGATCAACGTGTTGGACCCCGCCACCAGCTTCCCGGCGGTGTTCAGGCTGACGTCGCCGCCCGCGAAGCCACCGCCGACGTTCCAGGCGCGGCCGAAGGTCGCAGACCCACCCGGGGTCAGCGTCACGGACCCGGGATCGAAGTGGTTACCGCTCAGGGTCAGGTGCCCGTTCCAGGTCACCGTGCCCACGCCGAGAAAGTTCCCGATGAGGGTGGCCCGCGAACTCGTGTCCGTGAATCGGATTTCCGGCGTCCCGCCGGTGGTCAGGTAGGACCCGACGAGCGTGAACACGCTGCGGGTCGTCCCGGCCCAGTCGATGAGCACGGGGCCCGCGGCCCCGCCCTTTTTGAAGAAGCCCGTGATGGCCAGGGAGCCGTCGGTCACCGCCGCCATGCGAGCCAGATTGGACGAGCCTTCGGAGTAGCCGCCGGTGACGGAGCTGCCGTGGCGCTGGGTCCCGGCCAGGTCGAAGTCCCAGCCGGTCACCGCGAACGCTACCCCATAGGCGTGGAAGCTCCCGCCGTTCGTGCGCACGCCCACCGAGGCGGTGGCCGAGGGGGCCGAGCAGGTCAGGCCGAAGAACCGGTGCCCTAGGCTATTGCTGTGCTCGATCGAGACGCAGGCGCTGGTGACATTGAGGATCTTGACGTTGTGGAGCACGCTCTCGGCGTTGTTCGTGTCCACATCGGCGGTGTACCGCACCCCATTGGTGAGGCTGTCCGCCGTGGTGGAGCCGAGGAGGACATGGCTGACGATATTGTTAGTGGGCGCGAAGCCCCCCGCCGCGCCCCGGTGGTACTGAATCCCGGCCGCAGGCGCGGAGGCGTGCCCGAGGATGCCGAGGTCGCGGATGAGGCTGTCGCGGTTGTTCGTGAGCTTCAGGACGCCCAGACCCGCCAAGGCGGCCGTCGGCGCGAGCTGGCTGGAGGCCATCCCCGCGCCCTCGATGACGAAGCCCTCCCGGTTGCTGATCGTGAGCTGGGCGGAGACCTTGTAGACGCCGCGGGGAAAATAAACCCGCCCCTGGGAGGTAGCCATCGCGTCAAAGGCCGCTTGGATCGCCACCGTGTCGTCAGCCACGCCGTCGCCCACCGCGCCGTACTGCTCCACTACGTTGGTCCATGCGCGATGCGAGCCGTCCGCGTTGTGCCCGATCGAGAGGTAGGCGTTGAGCACGTCGCCCCAGTTATTGGAGTCGAGCGAGCCGTTCGCCGTGTTCCAGACGTAGGGGAGTCGGGCCATGGCTCAGGCGCCACCGTAGCCGGAGGTGCCGTAGCGGAGGGCCCCGTAGCCCGCCGCCCACCGCCCGTACCACCCCGCGCCGTAGGTCAGCCGTCCATACATGCGTCAGCTCCGCCGGGCATCGCCGTAGAACCCGGTGCCGTAGGACAGCCGGCCGTAGGCGCCGAGATCGAAGAGGACCTCCCCATGGCTATCTTTGATCTGGCCCTGCCGCCGGAGGACCCACCAGGCCCACGGCACCAGCCGCCGCGCGAGGCGCACCGGCTAGGCTCCGGCCAGCGCTCGGAAGCGCGCGAGCTTGTCCTCGAAGGTCTGCCGGGCGGCATCGGCGGCCGCACGGGCGGCCTGCGCCTCGGTTTGGGCCGCGAGCGCGGCCTCTTTGGCGGCGACCGCCTCCGCGATGACCCGGTGGGCCGCCCGCTCGGCCTCCATGGCGGCATCGAGCTGCGCTCGGCCCGCCTCGAGCCGCCCCTCCCAGTCGCGCCGCCACGTGGCGGCCTCCACCTCTGCCCGGAGGCGCAGGGCGTGGGCCTCGTTGGCGGCGGCGTGGCGGGCCTCGTCGGCCTCGGCCCGGAAGGCGAGGGCTTCGGCCCGCGCGGCGTCGGCTTGGGCCCGGAGGCTGTCGGCCTCCTCCAGCGTGGCGGCGATGGCGAGGGCCTGATCGAGTGCCGCGTGGGCCTCGGCCAGCTGCGTCAGATGGGCCTGCATCTGCTGGGGGTCGCCGAGGAGATCGAGCAACCGCTGCACATCGCTGATGACGGGCGCCGTCACTTTGGGCATGGGTTACCCCGACATCAGGCCGCGATTGACGTACCCCGCGCTCGACAGCACGGGGGCGCTCGGCGTCCCGAGGGTGACCCACGCCTGGGGGTTCGTCCCCGTGAGCTGGCAGTAGGCCCCGCGCTTCAGTTGGATCGGCGTGGCCAGGCCCGGGGATTGATCGCTGGCCGTGACGTTCCGCACGTAGGCGACGGGTTCGCGCGAGAAGGTCGGGTCGGTACTGGTGTAGATGTCGGTGTCGAGGATGGTCAGCACCGCATCGGTCCCGGTGCCCGTCAGATGGACCTCCTCGATCGTGACCGGCCCCACGAAGGCGGCGAGATCACGGGTCACCCACTGCGTGCGGATCGGGAACCGCGCCCGCGGGTAGACCCGGACGTCATCGGCGATGATGGCGCCCAGGAGGATCGTCCCCGTGTTCCCCGCCGCCGTGCCGCTCACCGCGCCGAATCGGGCCTGGGTGATGGCCGCCTGGTCGAGCCCCGTGATCTGGGCGCCGACGGGGGCCCCGTCCACGTAGAAGTCGAGCGTCCCGTCGTTGCCCACCCCCGAGTCGATGACGGCCGCCAGCTCGATCTGGTACCATCGGCTGTTGCTCCGCGTGATTGCGAGGGTCCGGGTCGCGCCCGTCTCGCCCGCGAACAATTCGTAGGTGCCGCTGTTGTTCCGCACGCCGACCACCGCCTCGCTCACCGGCCCCGCCGAATCGAGCGAGAAGAGCACCACGGTGTCCCCGGCCGTCAGCGTGAGGTCCGCGCCGATGCAGACGGTGAACCACGTGTGAATCGTGCCGGCTAACGCCGTATCCCAGTCGCCGGTTTCCGTGATGACCCCGGTCGCGGTGCCGTTCAATCGCAGCCGCAGCGCGTGGCCGCCCTGCCAGGGGCTCAACCCCTTGAGGGCCAGGACCCGGTAGTCCGGGAAGTCCAGGATGTTGCTGGCATCCGTTTCCGAGTCGAAGTTCTGCCGCGTGCCGTCGTCGAAGTTGGAGTGGTGGAGCCACGGGTAGGCCATCGGGCTATCGCTCCTTTTCCACTACGTCAGGACCGGCACTTCTTCCCACGCCAGGAAGCCCTGGAGCAGGGTCGCGGTGCCCAGCGTCCCCGTGATCCCGAGACAGGCCCCCGGGGGACAGTTGAAAAGCCCTCCGACCTCCTGCAACGCCCCGAGCGGCGTCGTCGCGGCAATGGCGCCCGCGAACGGAGAGGCCGGGAACGGGGCGAGGATCGCGCTGGCGGCGGAGCCCGTCATGGCCGACATGATGAAGGTCTTGGCCGTGCTGCCCCCGGTCGTCAGCGTGAGCGCGTTCACCGCCCCGTTGCCGCCGGTCGCCGTCACGCCTGCGTTCGCGGGCACGAACCCCCACACGATGCCGCCGGCCGTCGGGGTGCCCGAGATGTAGCTGGCGAAGCCGAGAAGGATGTTGCAGTTCTTCCCGCTGTTCGCCGGGTTGAAGATCCCGACGATGGGACTCCACGCCGTCTGCCCGATGGCGGAGGCGGCCACCAGCGTCACGCCTGCGTAAGCCGTGGAGAGCGTCCAGACGCTCCCGTTGCGGACCGCTTCCGCATACCGGCCGTGCGCATCCTGGACGCGCTGGGCTGCCGTGATCCCGGCGGTAAAGGGCGGGGCCGTGCCAGTCCCGCCGTACACCGGCCCGACGCGCTGGAGATCAGACATCGCGGCGCCTTACCAGTCGGTCCACGGCGAGCCCGTCTGCGTATAGTCCGGTTCGAGCGTGTCCCACATCTGCCCCTGGGCCGCCGAGAAGAAGGGCACCTCGAACCGGGCGGGCGTCACCGAGACGCGGAGCCGCCCGTCGTTCGTGAGCGAGAGTGGGCGGATCTCGGCGTCGATGTAGTACGGCGGGGCATCGCCGACGAGCCCCATGTCGAGCCCGCCCGTCGGCGTGGCGGGCACCGCCCCGGCGGCATACTCCGTCTGGGTGGTCGCGCCGACGTTGACCCAGAGCCGGCCCGCGCTATCGACCTCCATGACGTGATACTGCCCGTCGGCGTCGGCCAAGGCCGTCGGCGTGTCCTTGCGGACGGCCAGCAGCACGTAGCCGAGATCCGCGTCCTGGTGGGTCGAACTCTCCGGCCGTTCGTGAGCCACGGCTCCTCCCGCCCGGCCTAGGTGATCGCGGTGATCAGCACCCCGCCATCGGTCGCGCCGATGCCGAAGTCGTAGTTCTCGCTGATCTGCGCCTCGCCGGCATCGAAGTTGTCGATCGGGACGGTCACGTTCTCACCGAACTGGCAGTGATGGATGCTCGCGCCATCCGCGACGGAGGCGCCCGTGCCGTCGATGCCCGCCGTGATGGTGCCGTTGAAGTCCAGGAAGTCGCACCGCCGGATCAGGCACCGATCGGTGGCGGCCCCGACCGTGAGCGCCGCCGCCCACGTCCCGGCCTGCGCGGCGAAGGTGCAGTCCTGCACCAGCGCGTCCACGGTCGCCGTCACGTCGAGCCCGGCCCCGAAGGCGCCGTCCGAGAGGAAGTAGCAGCGCTCGACGGCGATCTGGGCCGCCGCCCCCGTGGCGTCCAGGCCGAGAATCGAGGTCGAGGCGGTCGCCGCGGTGAAGTCGAAGAGGCAGTCGTGGACGTAGAGGCCCGAGGCCGCTGCCGAGAAGTCCACGTAAGCCGAGCCCGTGATGGAGGCGTTGCCGACGAAGCCGATGTGCGCGATCTCGACGTCGGCGGCGGTCACGTTGACGATCTGGTCGTTGGCGACGATCTCCAGGGTGACCCGCTTGCGGACGGGATTCCCGGCCCCGCTGTTGAGGCCCCAGAGCGTCAGCCCCGCCTTGTTGAGGGCGATCGACGTGGCCGTGGTCCCGCTGTCGTTGATCGCCGTGTGCGCCCCCGGCAGGAGCACGATCACGTCGCCGACGTTCGCGGTCGCCAGCGTGATCGCCCGGGCCACCGAGCGGAGGGCCCGCTCGGGCGAGAGCCCGTCGTTGCCGTCGCTTGCGTCGTAGGCCCGGCCGTCCACGGTGTAGGACGACGCGGGGGCGACCCAGAAGACGCGCCCCCCGGTCTGCGGGATGGCGCCCCAGAGAGCCCCGTAACGAGTGAGATAGGCCATGGCGCGTTACTCCTTTCCGTCGGGGGGTCCGCTGCCCGGGACGCCGACGCCGGCCGCGAGGCCGGAAGCCGCACGGGACGCCGCCTTCGCCGCATTGGCGCGCGCGAGGGCGGCAAGTTGCTTCGGCGTGGCCGCCCGCTTCGGGGGCCGGCCTCGCTGCTTCGCCTCGCGCGACTGGACCTGCGCCAGCGCGGAGGTCGGGGGATCGGGAAAGGGATAGTTCGCCTTGGCCTGCGGGGTCATCGCGAACTGCCCCGGGATCTGCGCGTCGGCCATGTAGGTCGCCACCCCATCGGGGTGCGCCCCTTCCGGCCGGACCCGCTCGTAGTTCGAGTGGTCGGGATCGGGGTTCTCGGGATCGAGGGCCCGGAGCGCCCGCTTCCAGGTCAGAACCGCGCGCTTGAAGACCGGATGGCCTTCGGTGCGGCGGAAGTGCCCGACGGCGCCCGCGGGGTTCCGCCGCATCACCGCGCGCGGCAACAGCCCCGGCCGGATGATCGTCTCCAGCACGGTGTCGGCGAGGGCCTTGACGCGGTTCACCCGCCCGTCGGTGATCTTCTTCGGGGCCTGCGCGGCGAGGAGCTTGCTGATCTCCCGGCTCCGCCGGAGGGCCGCCCCGCGATTCTGGCCGGTCACATACTGCGGGGCCTGCGCCATCGCCTCGACCCGCGCCTGCTCTTCCTGCCAGTCGGCGAGCTGGTTCGGCCGGAGCGGATTCTCGGGCTGATCGGTCAGCAGGGCTTGGAGCTCCGCGACGGGATCACTCATCACTTGAGCCAGAACCCGAAGCCCCGGTCACCCTTCCCGCGGCCCCGCCGTCCGCCCTCCCCGCCGTCCGTCGGAGACGGCGGATACGGCACCTTCGGCGCCATCATCGGCGCCCCGATCGGTGGCGCGGCGGAGGCCTCCAGCCAACTCGGCTGCTCAGGCAGGATCTCGCCCGGCATGATCAGCGCCGGGCTCCGACGGACCACCCGCCGGCCCAAGAGCGTGTCGCCACCCCGCCGACCCGGAATCCCGGCGCTCGTCGCGTAGGCTTTGACCACCGCCGCGCCCGCTGACCCGAAGCCCGCGCCAGTCGGCCCCGGCGTCGGCCACGCGGCCGTGCGTTCCTGGATCGTCATCCCTCGCGCCTCCGCGCCCGGCCCGCCCCCCTGCCCCGGCGGGCGGGGGCGCCGGCCCGATGGAAACCCGCGCTGCGGATTCCGGCTGTAGTCGCGACTCGCCATCGGCCTATCCCTTCCGGCCTTTCGCGGCCCACTTCGCCATGCGCTTGGCGCCGTACCGTTTCCGCCCGATGCTTGCGGCGAGGGCCGCCGGGTCCGTCACGCCCTCGCGCTTCGACAGGCTCCGTTCGAGTCGCGCGAACCGCTGGCCCGAGCCGAGCTTCGGCTTCGCGTCGTTTTGCACGTTCGATTTCTTCGCGTAGAACTGCGCCGGGTACGACCCGCCCCCCGCTTCGGGCGAGCCGGGGCCGTGCTGGACGCGCGCGGCGGCGGGGCGCGTCACCCTAGCTGACCTGGGCGCCGAGAATCCAGCGCCAGTCGTTGTGCCCGAGGCCGTAGCGGCAGTAGAGCCGCCACTTCGCGATCAGCGTGTCGAAGTCCTCGACCATCGCGAACTCGGAGCCGATGCGCTCGACCCACTTGAGCCCGTCCTTCATCATGGTCGAATCGAACAGGGCCCAGTTGTTGACGTCGGTGAGGTAGTTCCACTCCTGGACCTGGTAGGCGCCCTCGTGGACGTTGGCGTTGTTGTTCGCCGAATCCGGCTGGCCCATCGACTCCACGATCTCGAACGCGATGTGATAGAGGTCCGGCGGGATCAGAATCCCGTCCGGCATCACGCTGATCCGCTCCGCGCGGTCCCCGCGGAAGCCGACCATCTGGATGCGGGCGGCCGTCAGCGAGACGGTCGAGAGCGCCGCCGTGATCAGGTTGTCGAAGCCCGAGGCCGTGGACGCGCCGCTGGTCGTGGTGTGCGAGTTCGAGCAGAGCGCCACGTTCTCGGTGTGGCTGTTCCAGGTGGTGTCCACCGAGAACATGTTGTTGAACGTCTGCGCCGCGTGCTTCTGCCGGGTCCGCTGGTAAGCCGTCGCCAGCCCCTTCGGCTTGGCGTCCATGATCCCGTAGAGATCATCGTCGTAGAGCTTCCGCTCGATCTGGAAGCCCGTGGCGTATTCCAGGGGGGTGATCGTGGCATCGTACCCCTGGCTCACGTCGTCGTAGATGACGCTCCCGTTGAACTGCGGGACATCCCCGAAGGTGCCGACCTGGCTCACCCGGTAGGTGTCGCGGGTCGGCGCGTCCGCGCCCGACACCACGTCGTAGAACGTGGCGATCTTGTCGGGCAGCTGCTTGAAGCGGTCGTTGTAGATCTTCGCGAACCGCGAATCGAGCAGGTCCCCGAAGTTGGTCGAGCGCGATGGGACGGGCATGGCTCAGTCCTCCTGCCGGCCGCTAGGTGCCGTTCGCGTGGACGTGCGACACCAGCCGGGCGTAGACGTAGCTGTTACGCTGCGCGTTGCTCACGGTGGAGACGTCGAACTCCAGCTCGATCGGCCGGAGGTCCGCCCCCGTGCCGACGGCGATGTCCTGCCGGGCCTGCGTGATGAGCGTGGTCGTCTGGATGTTGTCGGCGGCCGTGTCCCCGGGGGTCCAGGGCACGAGGATGAACTGATCCCCCACCGCGATGGCCGCGAAGGGGTCGATCACCGTGGCGACGGTCGCGGAGACGGAGGTGATCTTGCGGACCTGCCCGAGATTCGCGCCGCTGACGCAGACGATCGTGCCTTCATCCATCGTGGGCGAGTTCGGGTCGGGGTCGCCCGCGCCCGAGGCCCCCGTCTTCGTCACGGAGAGCCCGTTCGAGGCGGCGGCGGACGCCGTGGTGAGCGTGAGCGCGGTCCCCTCGGTCGCGCCGCCCGACATCAGGAGGCGATACACCGCGAGGGGGTTCAGGATGAGGTCCACGCCCGACGAGACGGAGCCCTGCGTGGTCGAGTAGGTCGCGGTGGAGACGGTGACGCCGAGCTGGTCCACCACCGTGGTGGCCACCCCCTTCACCACGCCGGTCAACCCCGCCGTGGTCACCGTCACGTAGACCCCGGGGTCCGCGAGCGTCTCGCTGATCCGATAGCGCTTGATGACGGGGGCCCCGCCGGTCAGGTCATAGCCGTAGTTCATGGCCGCGTCCTTTCAAGCCGGGAGATCCGGGGCGTCACCGGCTCGCCCATCGCCCGCGCCGGGATGGCCGGGTCCAGTCGCCGATTTCGTCGTGGTACGCCTGGGGGATGAACCCCACGCACCGGGGATGCACGCGCTGGCAGCCGTCGCACTTGGCGATGACGACCATGCGCGAGCGCCAGGGCTCGTACTGATTCGCGCGGGCGTCGAACTTCGCCCGGCAGAAGGGACAGAGCGGAATGAACTTCCGGTCGCCGGCCAGATCCGCGATCCAGCCGCCGGGGACGCGCCCCGAGGGCCGGCCGGGGGCTTCCAGCGACGGGAGCACCCGTGCCGGCGTCTCGGGTTGCGGGACCAGGACCGTGAGGCTCATCCGAGCCGCTTCCAGCGCTCGCGGTTGACGTGAGGGAGTTCCGCCAGCATCTGCTCCCGGGAATACCCGCGGCGCGTCCAGTGCTGGAGGAGCGCGGGCGGCACGTCTTTCAGGGGATCGGGCGCGGGCGCCCCGCGCGTCCCGCTCCCGGGACTGCCGTAGGCTGCGCCGACCGGGATCTTCTGGCGTGGGGCGTCTGCCATCGCGGGCCTCGTCAGCGGGCCGTAGACCTCGAGCAAGGCCCGGTGCTGGGTGCGGAGATCCTGGGGGTCGAGCCCTTCTTCCTGCGCCAGCTCGGCCACGCGCTGCCAGACCTTCGTGACGGCGGGGCTCCCCGCCTGGCCCAGGTCGGGGTAGCGCTCGACGTAGGCGTTGACCTTCTGGCTGACGGTCTGCTGGATGCGCGCGGTCGCCGCCTGCGCCTCGGCCTCGCGTTGGCGCGCTTGGACTTGGAGGTCGGCGAGGTACTGGATGCGCTGGGGTTCACTGAGCCGCCCGGCCTGGAACTCCCGCTCGATGTCGGCGACCGTGATCGGCGGCGCGGGTTTCTCGGCCGGCCGGGCCCGATCGAGTTCGGCCTGGAGGGCGGCGGCGCGGCCTTCGGCGCGCAAGCGCTCCGCGCGCTCGCGCTCAAGGAGGTCGGCAGGCGTGGGCTCGGACTCGGGTTCTGCGGTGGCGGCCGCCGCGGCTGCCTCGGCCTCGGCCGTGGCGGTCGCGGTCGCCTCGTCGGACTCGGGCTCGTCGGGCATCGGCCCCACACGCGCGAACGGCCCGGAGGCCGTGTCGCCTCAGGGCCGCTTGGGGGGCCGCGTCCGTTCGCGGGGGCCGCTTGGGGGGCCGGCCCGCCTACCCTACCGAGGCTGGATCGTGTTCCAGTCCCCGCACTTCTTACACCGGATGATGATCCGGGTACGAATCCCGTCTTCCGCTTCGAAGAGCACCCGGCCGCATGCGCGGCACCGATACTCGACCAGCACCATTAGCGGCCTACGGGTGACATGGCAAGCGATTTCTTCCAGCGGTCGGGGATCGCCAGGACGTCCTCGGCCATCGAGACCCGCCCCGCGAGCCGCGCCGCCTCGGCCTTGAGGACCAGAAGCCGGTCCCCCACGGCTTCCGGGGCGAGGATCTGCGCTTGGAGCGCGGCGAGCGCCGCCACCTCGGTGGCGCGCAGCGCCTCGATGCTCTTTCGGAGGATGCCCCAGTCGTCGTCGTGCTCCAGGTCCTCCAGCTTGACGATGACCATCCGCTGGAGCCGCCGCTGCTCGGCCACGGCCTCGGGCGTCCACGGCGAACTGGACGCCTCCGCCGCCTGATGCGCCTGCTCCGCCTCCAGCCACTCGCGGTAGCTGGGCATCAGTCAGTCCGTGTGGCGCCGAGTGCGCATGTACGCCTCGAGCCAGTCCAAGAGCCGATCGAGATGCGGGGCCACCGGGTCGCCCGACTTGGCCACGCACGGCATGCCCAGGATGCGATAGAGCCGATTGAAACGCTCAGCGGTCAGCGGTGGATCGTGCGGTGGATCGTATGGCTCGGCAGGCCGCGACGAGCGGGACCAGTGAAATAGATCCCAGATCACGGCGCGTTCCCGTTGCCCGGCCCGAGGGCCGGCGTAGCCGTCTGCCCCGTCGCCTCCACCCCTGTCCCCATCGGCGGGAGCGCTGTGGGTGACCCCTGCCCCGCGCTCCCCATCTGCTGGCCGGCCGTCTGCTGGAAGAGCCCCGCCGATTGCGCGAGGGCTTCCTGCTGCGCCCGCTGGCCGAGGTCCTCCAGATACGCCCGGAAGAGCTGCGCCTGCGCGGGGGTCAGGAGGCCGAACTGATCGGAGCCCATGAACGCCATCAGGGCCTTCGCGTGGATCTGGGTGCCCTCCGCCGGGGCCGTTCCTTGGGGCAGGCGATCGGCGAGGATCAGACTGATGGCCTCCTCGGCGGAGATCGGCGTCCCGCCGCCCGGGGTCGGGGGCTGGAGATAGCGGCGGTAATCCAGCTTGCGGGCGCGGGCGTAGTCGCGCAGGAGTTGATAGAACTTCACGGGGTTGGTAACCCCCGCCTGGAACGCGAGCGGCGTGGCCACGTAGCCGAGCATCGCCTCGATCGCCCCCGCCAGGGCCTCATGGTTCGAGAGCAGAAAGTCCGGCCGAAAGTCGAAGTCCACCTCGACATCGATGTCCTCCAGCCGCACGGTCTCATACGCCTGCGCCGCCGGGCCGTCCCAGCCGAGTCGCCGGATCTCCTTCCCGCTGGGGAGCAGATGCCGGTTCATCGCGTGGAAGTAGCGGGCGGCCTGCCGGATGCCCCCGAAGAGCCGGAGAAGCATCTGATCGGCGCGGACGTCGCCTTGCTGGAGGAGCGCGGCGGTCGTCCCGTAGGTGCGGAGGGCGGAGGCTTTCCCGGTCGGCACGCGCCCAAGCTGGAGGTCTCCCAGCATCAGCAGCCGCTCGAACGCCTGGACCGCCAAGCCGATCACCTGGAAGGCCCACGACTGATCGCCCTGCGAGAGCGTGGGGAAGTAGACGGCGGTGCGGGGATCGCCCGTCACCGGAATCCCGTCCCCGGGCGCCAGCGCGACGAGATCGAGCGGCATCTTCGCGTTGGCCGCGAAGAAGAAGAATGGCCGCTTGCTGAGGGCCGCCGCGTCATAGGCTTGGTCAAACGTCGCCTTGACGAGATCCTGGAGGGCTTCGCCGAGTTCCAGGAGCCCGATCGCGTACCAGCGGCCCGGGACCGGAATGCACGCGGCCTCGGGGAGGGGCCGATAGGCGCGGGTCGCGGGCCATTTCTCCCGGAGCAAGCGGGCTTCGCAGAGCACCGACGCGTCGGCGGCGATCAGGAAGTAGACGTCTTCGAGCAACCCGTCGCCGTCCACATCCCACTGATCGAACACCATCCAGCACGGGAGGCTCACCGAGCCGAGGTCCGCCAGCTCCGTCGGGGTCGTGTGCGCCCGCCCCTCGATCTCGTCTTTCTGGATCTTCTGGGCGGTGCCCTCCGTGGGCGCCTCGGTCTCCAGGCCGACACGTTTCTGGGCCTCCGCGGTGATCCGCGCGAGCCCGTCATCGTCCAGCCAGTTGTATTCCCCCGTCTGCTGGCTCCGCCGGATCGCATCCAACGCCAGATAGGTTCGCACCACGACACGCGGGGCGCCCTTCGGATTCCAGCCGGAGGGGGGCTGGAGGTTGTCGCAGCGGGTCGGGACGAAGAGGTCATCCAGCTCGATCGGCAGGGCCACCGGCCCGTCGTAGAGCGTGGCCTCCCGGCGGACAACCCATTCTAGGCCGTCGTCCTCGCCGAGGAACACCGCCACCGTGGCCTCCGCCGGGTCCCCCGGCCGGCCGGGCTCGACGTACCGCACCCGGTAGCGCGCGGCCGATGCCGGATCGGCCTCCACGGTCGCCGTCGCCCCGAAGTGCGTGCGGAACAAGCCGAGGAGGTAATCGCTGGGGTCCGCGCCCGGCGGGACGCCCTCGCGATACACGACCTCGGTGATCGTCTGGCGGTCGCGGACCCACGGGGTGAAGAGCACGGCGTTCCCGTCCTGCGCGAACATCGACACGTAGTCCGACCAGACGCGCTCGGCCCGATCGGGCCCCGGGTCCACGAAGAGTTGCGTGTCGATCAGGTTGGTGATCCGCTCTTCGCGCTCCACGTGGGCCGCCTGCGTGGCCTTCGCCGACACCACGGGCCGCATGGTCATCACGACGTTGTGGAGCCCCGCGTTCAAGCGGAGCTCGGCCGTCTGGAGGAGCGGGAGGTGGACGTTGCTACAGCCGGGCCAGGGAGACGTCTTCTCGCGAAGCCACCCGCGATACTTGGCGTAGCGCTGGAGCCGCGCCTCGTAGAAGCCCATCCGATCCTGGTCTTCGACCAAGTCCTCGACCCAGCGCGACACCGACCGCACGACGGCCTTGGCATCCAGCTCGAGGGCGCGGCGCGGGCGGCGCGGCCACGGGGGCGGGGGGGGCGCGTCGAGCGCCGGGTCGGCGACGGACTCCGCGATCCCGAGGTCCGGCGTCACGGCGCGCCCCGTCGGAGTTCCACGTCACAGTCGGGGCAGGCCACGCGCTCCGCCCGCGATGGGGGCGGCACGTCGGGACTCGCCGGCCAGAGCACCGATTCCCAGATCGGCTCGCCGGGCCGGAGCTGACGGCGGAACACCTTGTAGGGGACGCCCGCGCAGCTGGGGCAGCGGAGGACGCTGTCGAGTTCAAGGCGGAGGGGCTCAGGCATTGGGGGGCAACTCCACCGGCCACCCGTTCGTCCCTGTCACCGTCCATATCCAGGTGATCGGGGTCAGCGTGTTCGTCGCGGTGGAGATGGTGACGGTCGGCGGCCACGCGCCCAGCCAGTCGCCCACCAGCCCGGGCAGGGCCGGCGACGGGAGGGCGGGTCGGATGACGAGGCCCACCGCCGCCCCCACCAGCCGCCCAAAGAAGCCCCGGCGGGTCATGCGGCCCGACGCCTCCGCACGACGCGGCCCTGCGGCGTGATGTCGGTGATGGTGCGGGGCGCCTCGCGGTCATCGACCGCATCCGCCGCCAGCCAGGCGGCATTCCACGCCACCGTCCGCCAGGTTCGCGGATGGAGCGCGCGCTGATCCGGATGCAAGAAGATCCATTGGTTCCGGTTCATCGTGCCGAACATCTCGTTAAAGACCCGCTGGGCGTTCGGTGACCACCGTCGCCATTGCCTGGCGGGAACGCGATGCGGATTACCCCGACGGGTCACTCAGTTCTCCTCCTGCCCCTGGTGCACGCAATGCACGCAGCGCGCGAGCAGGAGGTGCAGGATCTCCGGGAAGAAGACGAGGCGAGGGCGGTCATCGGGCGCGTCATGGGGTCGGCCAGGGCTCGCGGGCCATCACGTAGAGCATGGCGCCGGTCAGGACCAGCCCGGCGGTGTGGTGCCAGAACTCGTGGAGCGTCGGCTGGGTCGCCCAGTAGGCGCGGAAGGCGGCCAGGATCTCGTCGCCGCGGCGCGTCTGCTCCGCCGCGTCGAGGTCACGGTAGTAATCCAGCTGCTCGGCGGGGGTGTGGTCCTGCTGGAACCAGGCAGGGGCGGTCATCGGGCGCGTCCGAGACAGGGCGGGCAGGTGGCGGTGATCGTGCCGCTGATCCGCACCGGCTGGCGAAGCCACGCCTCAGTGGGCCCGCCGCAAGACTGGCAGCGCAATTCGACCCACCCGGGCCCCGGTGATCGGAGGGACTCAGGCATGAAGGCGTGGCTCACCATCCCGTCACCGCCCTCCCCTGCCCCCGCGCCCCCAGGTGGAGGATTTGCCCGCGCCGGGACTCCGCCTGCTGGCACTGGCGCCACTCCGGGTCATCCATCGCCAGGTACCGCAGACACGCCGGGAAGTCCGAATGCCGTCGCTCCGGCTGCTCCTTCACGCGGGGCAGCTCGTGCTTGCTCCGCTCCCAGGTGTGGTGCGTCAGCTGATACAGGGTCTTCGGACAGCGTCGGTGGAGCCGGAGGCGCGGGGCCTTCGTCACGGGGTTCACCGCGAGGGCCTGGACCACGCGCTCCCGCCCCACCGTGAAGTTCGTCAGGGCCTCCTCGAACTCGAACCCGACCTCCTCGAACGCCCGCCGGATCGTGAAGCGCTGGCCGTCCACCTCTGCCGCGTACTGGTTCCCCTGCGCGGTAATCTTCGGGTCCCCCTTCCGCCACACCACCCGCCAGTCGTGCTCCCGCTCCATCGCCAGGACCGCGTCCTTCACCGCCTGGGCGCCCCCGCTCACCTCGAGTTCCCCGACCTGCCACCACTGATCCAGCGGATCCACCGCCACCCACAGACACGCCGTCGGCCGGCTCTGATGCGGGTCCATGTAGAACACCACCGGCCACTCCGCGAGCCGCGCCGCCGGGACCGCGCCGTCCTCCCAGACGTGGCAGTAGCGGATGAGCGTCCCCCCGCACCCCGCGCAGGGGCCCTCCCGCCCGGTCGCCGTCGCGCAGCGCGGGCACCAGCCCGTCGGCTGCGCCTTCACGCCCGGGTACACCAGCCCCTCCAGATGGAGCGATTCCCCCCGAAACCGCGCCGCCGCCTGCTGGGGAGTCAACCCGCGCCGCGCGAAGGCGAGATCCGCCGCGTCCAGCGTCCGGTTCTGCTCTGTCCAGAGGACGACCGCCGTCACCGCCGCCGGATCGGACCCATCCAGCCCCGGGGTGATCACCTGGTCGAAGAACCAGCCCGCCGCCACCCCGCTCCCCGCGTCATCCGACGGGGTGCCCCCCACCAGAATCCGCCCCCCGAGGTCGAGCACCCGCATCCGGTTCGCCCGGTGGATCTCCTCCGGCGGAATCTCATCTTCCACGACGAGGTGGAAGGTGCCCTGGTCGAAATCGCTCAGCTCCTGCTCGTGCGACATCACCTGACAGGTCGAGCCGTTGGCGAGCGTCAGCACCCGGTGCTTCTCCGACCAGCTCGCCTCCCACTCGCCGCCCTTCAGGGCCCCCCGCGGGATCAGCCCCCACAGCCCCCGGTCCGGGTCCCCTGCCACCCCGCCCGTCAGCTTCCCCGTCCACTGGCTCCACTGGAACTTCGGCTTCAGGTTGATGTCCCACGCGTTCGTCAGGCTCGTCACCACCAGCCGCGCTCGGATCGGCGGCGCCGGCCACTTGCCCGCCGGGTAGCCCCCCCGCAACGCCTCCGGCACGATCCCCGTCATCGCGATCGCCAGGTCCGCCACCATCGTCGCCGACTTCGCCGACCGGTTCCCGCCCTGGACCCCGATCACCCGCGCCGTCGCCGTGTGGACCCGCGCCGCCTCCGCGTGGATCGGCCGGTAGTAGACCAGTTGGTTCTCCCGCTGATCCTGCCGCAGCCACGCCACCACCTCGTCGGCCAACGCCGCCCGCGCCGCCTTCGGCAACCGCGCCAGCTGCCGGTCCGTGAGCGTCAGCCGCCCCTCCGCGACGTACTGCGCGAGACTCACGGCGCCCCCCCCTGCGCCCACTCCGCCGCCGCCCGCACCGCCCCCCGCTGACTCGCGAGCGTCACCTCCGCCATCTCCCGTAACCACCGCTGCACCGTCGGACACCCCCGCCGCTGACACTCCGCCTCCGCCGCCAAGTAGACCGCCGCCGGCAACTGCACCGTTACCGGCCGCAGGCCCCGCCCCCGGTCCAACCGAGAGGTTGCCGGAAAGGACGACTGGGTGGGACCCCGCCGCCGCGCCTGCCCCAGGGGGGGCCTGCCCAGGGCCGCCGGGGGGCTCAAGGGCTCGGCGGCGTCCGGGGCTGGGGCCAGGCGGCCCGCAGAACCTGGCACTTGACAGAACTGGCCATTATCAGACCCGTCGGGTAACCCCGCACCCAGACGCCGATCCGGCGTCCGCTTCCCCGAGGGCTGACTTTCAGCCGATTTCAGCACGCTCGGGTCAGGCGGACGTGGCACCTGGTGGCGTCTGCTCATGACTGGTGCTCGCTGCTGGGACCTCGAACAGCTTGCGGGCCAACGCCAGCACGGCGGGCCTCGCTCGCTCCGCCTCCGCCAACCCCAGGATCTGGGTCGGCCGGCCTTGCAGGAGGGCCAGCTTGTCAGTCACGATCGCCCACGCCGTAGCCCAGTGTTTGACTTCTGCGGCGCGGCGATACGAGCCCGGCCCACCCCCAGCGTGTGCCCCAGCCGGTGACCCAGCAAGTGGCCCGCCGGTGACGCTTTGCAGATGCGCCTCGCTGACCCGGGCCATGTGGAAGAACTGGGCCGACAGCGTGGAGGCCATCGCCACCTGCTCCTGGACCGTCAACGGGGCCCGGTAGTGACCGGTGGCCCGGACGCGGCGCGCGGCGATCCCGACCTGAGCATGCGGGTTCATGGGACGTCCGGCTTCATCGTGCTCCGTGGCTTGGTTCGCCTTGTTCTTGCGGTGTCGGAGGCGGCGTTCGGCACTGGAGAGGCGCGGGGCAGAGGTGGGCGCGGGGCGATGCTGGGCGGGAGGCTCGGGTGACGGGGGGGCCACAGGCTGGAACAGCGCGAGATCGACCGGGTCGTCGTCCGCGGGCGCCATCGCCCCGGAGGATTACCGGCCTACAGCGGCGAAGGCAAGCGAAATCAGACGTTGACGATCTGATCTCTTCGGGAAGTCAAGGGCATGGCATTAGCCCGGCCCGGGCGGCCTTGTCCGTCGACGGCGGCGAAGGGCACACACATGTTCGAGCAATTCGCCGCGCTCGATCGCGACAGTCAGGTATTGCACGAGAATCTTGCCGAGCGGGTCAAACGCCTCATCGGCGCTGGCCCCCTGGGCCTCGGCAAGCCAACGCGCCACCTCGGCCGTGGTGGGACCTAGCGAGTCAGGCACCACGTCACCAGGGAGCCGCTCCCGATCCGGGTCTCGGCCCGGAAGGAGCGGCCAGTGGCGCTTGTCCCCGAACTGTTCGGCGATTTTCATCCCCCACGCTCCTTTCAAGAGGTCACATCCTAGCACGACCGCCACCAGACTGCCTAAGTGCACTCGCGCGGGGTCGTCAGCTCGGCTCGCCCGAAGGCGTGCCAGGGACAGAGCATACACTGCACGACGGGGGGCTCCAGGGACAGCAAGCCGCCGCACCGCGGGCAGGTGTCGGGGGCGTCAGTGAGCGAGGGGAGGACCAGCGCTCGCTGCACCGGACTGGGCCGAGACGGAGGACGGTGAGCGCGGGCGCGCCGCGCGGCCCGATCTGCCGCCACGCAGCGCCGGCAGGCCCACTTGACCCCCAACCCGGCGCGGGGGCTGAAGGCGTGGAGCCGATACCGCCGACCGCAGCGGCCACAGCGTTTCCGCCGGTCTTCACTCACTGCCAGGAGGCGCCGGGACGGCGAGGGCGCCGCCCGAAGCTGACCGCGGCCCCTCCCTCACGGACCGACTCATCCAGGCTCGCGGCTTCCAGGGTCGGGTACACGACCCAACCAGCCTCGCATTGTCAGCCGTGGCCAGACGAATCGGACCATTCGTGGAAGACGCCGTACTGGCCGTCGCGGAGGCGCACGATCACGAACCCGCACGTGTCCTCGTAAGTCTCGCGCACCTCGACATAGGCCTGCACGACCGCCACCACGCTTTCGAGCACCTCATCCGTGAGCGTCGGCATCGGGTGGTCACCACAGGAGCGGATGGCCTCGACATAGTTCCTGAAGCCGCTCACGTCGAGCGCTTTGTCAACTCTCACCCCGCCCCCCCCCTCCCGCGCGGCGCGGGCCGGCGGCACTACCACCGCTCACCCACCGTCACGGTCCTCTTCCTGCCATGTCCGCCCAACGACGCCAAACGTGACACTCTGTATCCCCTAGTGACACCTGCGCGCTGAAGGCGCTGAAGCCAGGCCCGCAAGTGCGCGTCACCATGCGCCATCCTGGACCCCATCCCGGTATGTATCTTGCTGTATCTTCGGGTATGACTCACCGGAACGACCCCACTCACACGGCCCCCGCGAGGGGCCCAGAGGAGGCCAAGATGACCAGGATGACCAGCGAAGCGAAGTGCGCACGGTGCGCGCGGTGTGGTGGTGATCTGCCGGCCCCGTTCGGGCCGGCCCTCGATGCGCTCGACGCATATCTGGTCGCGCCAGAAACTGGGGACTGCCCGGGACATCTGCGCGTGGACTTGACGGGTCACGTGCTCGGCTGCGGCGCGTGGGCGGCGGAGGCGTATCACGCGAGCCAGGTGACCTACGGCCCAGCCGAGCGGGACGCGCTGGAGGATTAATCCATGACCCGTCCCCTCAAGCCGATCCCCGTCCTCAAGCCGGTGACCCGCCGCGTGCGGCTGCCGAAGGACGCGCCACCGCCGAATGGCCTCACCACCCTGAACGTCCGCGGCATCGACCCCGTCTCGGTCGCGCGGATCAAGGCGGCGGCGCGGGCGCGCGGGCTGACGATCGGCCGCTACCTCTGCCAACTGGAACTGCTCCACGCCGAGGCTCGGGTGCTCGCGGACGACCCCGCGCGCCCCGACGCGCGCGTGGGGACCATCCTCACCCTGCTCGGGCTCCAGACGGTCACGCGCTGAGAGGAGATCAGTCATGAGCCAGAACATGCCGTTACACAAGGGAGAGGTTCGCTACCTCGGCCACCGGCCCGAATTGGAGGCTGGCCTGTACGCGATACGGCCCACCGATGGCACGCCTCCGATTCCGCTTGGTCGCCTGATCGCGCAGGCGCCCGCGATGCTTCGCGTCGTCAAGGCGTACCTGACAGCGTTTCGCTTTTTCGACCACATCGAGGGTCACAGCGGGGACGATTGTTTCCACTGTGAGGCCCGCGCCATCCTGCGCGCGGTGGAGGAGGAGAAATGAGCCAGTACGTCAAGGCAACCGTCGGGACGCTCGTCAAGGTGCGCGATTATTGGGGGCCGCTGCCCCAATATCGAATGGACATGCCGGCCCGGATTATCAAGATGAACACGGTCGCCGGCCCACAGGATTTCGTGACGGTCGAATATGCGGACGGCAAGCGATACCGTCTGCCCGTTCGCATCCTGCGCGCGGTGGAGAGGTAGCCGGTCACCCGGTAGGCTCACGGCGTCGGGTCCGGGGCGGCGAGGGCGGCCTCGTATCCGCAGTCGCACGGACCTGGGCTGCGCGGAATGTACACCCCATGCTTATTCAGCTTGCCGAACGTCGCGCACGGCCCAACGTGCCCACCATGCCTCCGCAG